GTCAGCCAACGGATTAAAGTTGGCACTTGGTGCATAGCTATCTGGAGTGTATGTAAAGCTACCAGCAGGATCTGCAGGAGCGACCTGAGAATTATTAGTATTGTTTTTGCTAGCTAAAGCACTAACCATATTGTCATAATAAATATCCTCATTCGGTGTACCGCCATTCAAAATATTTGAAAATTCAGCTTTGGCGTTCGCATCCTTTAAATTCTGGTTGTCTTTCCTGATCAATAACGATTGAGTGTTAGTCGTTGCTGCACCACCCTCATCTGCTCCAGCTGCCATCCCTAAAGCAGCTGCATAACCTGCTTCCCTATTGTCTCTGGCAAGAGTGGAACCAGTCATAATATCGTTCCCACGGTTATATTTAATGCTTTCAATCTCTGCATCAGCTGGGTTCTCCGTATAGACATCGTTTCTAAGATCAAAAGTATTTAACCTGTCTTTGTAATCTGGAATACCCAGCATACGGCGAATGTCTTGTCCTGCATTTTTGCCCGTAGCCATTAGTTTTTAGCCTATTATCTATCATTCTAAGAGTAGAAATACTAAAACTTTTTTGGGATATAGCACCTCTAAGATAAAGAAATCAAAAAACGAGAAGCCCCATGGAGATCAGGATCCCAACGGGGCATTGGATCGCCGCGCTTTGTCAGACAATTGTGTCTGCACAGGATGGCGATACCTTTGTTCTGCCTTCAATTGCTCACGTTCATGCGTTTGAAATAGCACAGAAAGACACAGAAACCTGGAAACACTTTAAAGTGAGGGTTCAACCGTGAATCAAATGACAAAAAGGATTAAACCGGGAGAAGTTAATTTAGATCTCATCCCTTTCGATTGGCCCTTGACACCAGTTGGGATGAATAAAAACCCTTACATTGGTGGATGGCAAGCCAAACCTTTCACTATTGACCAGGTAAAAAAAGAACTCGATTCAGGTAAAGCTGGTGGTGTAGGTTTAATCTCTGGTCCTGTCTATAACAAGCCTTACGGTTTAGTTTGGGTCGATATTGATGGCCCTACCGTCTATGAAGTCATTCGTCAAGAATCGGGACTGACGGTTGATCAAGCTCTCCCCAGGACCTTGACGATCTGCAGCGGACGTGAAGGTCGTGAACGCAAACTTTATCTGGTCCCTCAAAAATCCTGGCCCCAGTTCGCCCGTAATAAATACAATTGGCACGGCGAAGGCGATGGCGAAAAACTTGAAGTACTTTGGAAGCGGCACCAAGGTGTCCTCATGGGGTTCCATCCAGATACGGATGGTTACTACACTAAGGATGGTGAGGACTATTCATTTGTCCACAACTTACCGGTTATTCCTGACTGGATATTAAATGCCATCGCAAAGAAAAATAAAGCACAAGGCAAGATAGCTTTAAGTAACTCACGTATCTTTGGTGAGACCTTTGCGATCAATACGCAAATTGGTCACGACAGACAAATCAAAGAAGCAATCAGAGCACTCTGGACTTTAAAACCAGAAGACGCAGAAGACTACGAAAAATGGTTAACGGCTGGCCAAGCACTGCACTCGATCGACGATTCGCTCCTCGAAGAATGGGATAAGTGGTCACAAATAGGCAGTAATTACAGGCCTGGTGAATGCCAACGCAAATGGAGATCGTTCACCAAAGGGGCAGGAATTACTGCTGGCACTCTCTTTGCCAGAGCACAAGAAAATGGTTTTAAGTTCTCTCAAGAACACACAACCATGGCTGCACCCCATGATGTAATCGACAATGTTCAACGTTTAATTGACGAACTTTATCAAGCTAACGAAATGGAATCAGAATCAGAAGAACTAAAGACATTGCCAGATGCAGTCAAAACAGAATTCAAAAGGCCATCCGATAAAAGATCAGGAAAGAAACTCAAGACTGTTAATAAAAACGCGCCGCAAAATGAAATAAGAGACAGACTCATTGTCCTCTTTCATAAAGACTTTGTCTTTGATGAAAGCGACAATAAGTTCTACAAGTACGAACACAACCAACCAGGTATGTGGGCTCCGTTGCGTGAAAACGAAATGAAGCATTACATCTCAGCTGAGCTGGATCAGATGACGAATGAATCATTGCTGCCTCAAGGTTATGCATTGGATCTGATCGATACGATGTATAAGACTCTGAAATCCAAACTCGTTTTTACAGAAGAGTGGAACCAAGATAAAAACCTATTGCTGTTTGAAAATGGTGTCTACGATCTCGACACCACTGAACTCGGTGGCTTTAAACGCGGCTATTACATCAACCGCACACTGCCTTATTCCTTTGATCCATCAGCTGATGGTACGCCCATCATCGAGTGGTTACACTACATCCAAAGTAATGACCACCACAGGGTTCAACTGCTTAGAGCCTGGATGCGAGCTGTCCTGGTTGGTAACACCGGCATCCAAAAATTCCTAGAGATCATTGGCCCTGGTGGTTCAGGTAAAACATCATTCACCTCTCTCTGTCATGCACTGGTTGGCTGGGATGGTGCTGCTGTCTCAAGCCTTGAACGCATCGAAAAGAATCGCTTTGAGATGGCCAAGTTGTTCAACAAACGGCTCTGTCTCTTCAATGATGTCAGTCGCTACGGCAGCACTGTTGATTCGCTCAAGCAACTGACTGGTGCAGACATCGTCAACAACGAGCACAAGTACAAGCAAGAAGAAACCAACTTCCGTTTCACTGGCCTGGTCATGGTCACCGCCAATGAACAGGTGCAGATGCAGGATCCCACCTCTGGTCTGGCCAGGCGCAGAATCACAATCCCATTCGATGTCGTCTTCAATGGACCTGTCGATCAGATGTGCACACTCATTCAGTGTTCACCAGGGCGCATCGAGGGTAAGTTCGCTCCTGACTTGCCGGGTCTGGTCAACTGGTTACTCAAGATGCCAGAGCAGGAAATGCGTGAGTACCTGCTGGCAACCAATAAGAAGGTTGAGTACATGCGGACGTTCAACATCAAGCAGATGAAGTGCGCCAATCCAATCGCTGCCTGGATGGATGATTGCGTCATCTTTGATCCTGGCGTCAAAACCTACGTCGGTTCAGGTAAACCAGCACCTAAAGATGCTGATCGTAAATATGCCTCAGCACACCACAGGCTCTATGCCAGCTACCTGGAATTCTGTAATGACAACAACTACGGTCAATTCAGACGTGACCGCTTTGTTGATGCTGTCAATGACATCTTCAAGAACCAGCTCAAGCTTAATGTCACCATGTCACCAACACGCATTACTTATTTCAATAACATCACCTTGAGAGACAGGCCGGATAGCAATGGCATCGTCGATGAATCCAAGCAACATCACTATCCTTCTGTCCTAGAACTCGCTGCTGATCCTGATAAATACCGTGAGTTTTATTCCTCGTTTCCTATAACTAGACAACAAGATTACTCTTAATTGTTGTAGCATTGCGTCAATAATATATTGGCGTAATGTCTAAGCCTAAAATCTTATGGAGTGGTGATGCTGTAGCAACCACTGGATTTGCTAGGGTTACTGAAAATCTAATTACTAGACTAAAAGATAAGTTTGAAATCGTTGTCCTAGCTAATAACCATTGGGGTGATCCTTGTTGGCTCGATAAAGATTTCAAGATCTATCCTTCTTCCAACCGCTTTGCCCAAGAACCTTTTGGTGTCCAACGCATTCGAGAAGTAACAGAAAAAGAGAAGCCTGACATTGTCTTTGCCGTCAATGACATGTGGATCCTCAACAATCTCTATGCACAGATCAAAGAGCACCATGAACGTGGTGACTTCAAGTTCGTTGCCTACACACCCATGGACAGCTACGGCTGGACTGGTGCACTTAAAGACTTCTCTGAAAAGTGGGACAACCTGGTCGTATACACGGAGTTTGGGGCTAAAGAATTTTTTTACGCTGGTGTCAAACGACCTGTCACCGTGATTCCTCACGGCATCACACGGGATCAGTTCTATCCACTCGATAAACAAGAATGCCGCAAAAAACTCGGTATCCCAGAAGATTCATTCATCATCTTCAATGGCAACCGCAACCAGGCCCGCAAGCGGATTGACATCACCATCGATGCCTTTGCTCAGTTCGCTGTCGATAAGCCGGATGCCAAGCTCTACCTGCACATGGGCATGAAAGATCAGGGCTGGGATGTCATGTCTTTGTTCGGTCGCGAGATGACCAAGCGGGGCATCGATCCTAACGGACGCATCATCATGACAACCAAGAATGCTCAGCCTCCTGCAGTGCCAGTGGAGATGCTCAACACCATCTACAACTGCGCTGACATCTCAGTCAACACCACCAAAGGTGAGGGCCATGGACTGGTCAACCACGAAAGCGCCGCCTGCCGTGTGGCCCAGGTCGTCCCCAGCCACACTTCCTGTAAAGAAATTTTTGAAGGGGCCGCACCACTGATTGACAACTGCTTCTTGGATGTTGATGTCAACTTCAACCGGGACATGCCAGTGCCATCAGCAGAACACCTCGCTGAGATCATGACCGATCTCTACAACGACAGAGAGCTGCTCGATCGAGTCGCTGACGATTGCTACAAGCGAGCGATCGATGAGAAGTATCAGTGGGACAACATCGCTGAACAGTTCGCTGGCGTCTTTGAAGACGTGCTCAAGCCGGTTGAAAAGCCAGTCATCAAACGGTCTAAGCGCCGCAAGAAACAGCCCATTGGTATGAAATAATAGAGAGGACACGGTTGAGTACGGCCTGGGGTTCACGCCTCAGGTCGTTTTTTTTGTGCCTCAATTTTCATTACTTAAAAAAAATTAAGTAATGGCGCAAGTAGAAAGTGAGCACCAAAGTGAGCGGCCCAAACCCCTTGCAATGACTGGGGTGTTGGAAAGTGGCGCGTTTGAAGTGGCCAAAATTCTTTTTTCCTAGGTGTTTGCGACAGATCGTGTAACGACAAAACGTGGAGACGCTTGCGACACACGATTAAGTGAGTGACACTGTGGGATACGGAGGGGGTGCGGGGGAGGGTGAGACGGGTGAGACAGCACAAGACTGCACGAAATGTCGTAACTGCACAAAATGTCGTTGCATTTTTTGTATCATTCGCATAGAGAAAAGAAAATCTGGCTCAAAATCAGGCCCACTTTCACTCCACCCCGCCAAACCCCTTGCTACCACTGGGTTCTCACTTTCAAAAGTAAACGCTTTACTTTCATGTCCACCCACCTCCCAGGCAGACCTGCGCGTTCAGTGGCTGCCATCGCTGACCTCAACTTCAGACTGTTCAACCCAGAGCAGGGCACAGCAGAAGAGCAGGGTTTCTATCACGGCTTCCCCTGTCATCTCGGTCACACACTGCGTGATCAGAAGAACCACTGGTGCCATGACTGTGCCAAGCGAATCAAATCCAATGTCAGTGGCCTGGATATCTCATTCATCCACTCGGACTACCGGAGGCGTCTGGTCTCCATCCTCGATATGGTGCGTCAAACCATTGATGATGACCTCGATCCCACTGCCTGCTGGGATGTCGGTAAGAGTGCGTCCGCTCGTTACAACTATCCTTCTTACAGATCACAGACAAGTAAACGCAAGAATGATCTGATCATGCTGAAGAAGATTATGTATCAATCATTCTGGGGTGATGTAGGCAAGCTGTATGTCACCAGGGATCAGAATGTTTGCCAGAATCCTGGTTGTGTTAATCCATTACATCTATCTTCTACGTTGCACATGACAACGTACAGACATAATCATTCTTTCCATTACTTTGATTTGGATTACAACCCACAGAAATTAATGTTGATGGATAAAAGCATGCTCTATGGTTTATCGATTGATGAGATTTTAAGTAAAGTTTATAGGTCGACAATTAGAGATCCTAGAATGTTAGAAGAATAGCGCGGGTTGGGTGATGCCTCGGGGTCCATTTATCGGCGGTAATAATAGTACGTCTCAGCGACAACGCAATCAATTTAATCCTCTCAACTTAGGCACCTTTGATCAGACAAGTCTACGTGTGCTTCAAGGTACGCTTGGCATGCGTAGTGAAATTATTCAGGGAGGCTATGGACGTGATACCTATAACCACTGGTATTCAATCAAGTTAGCTAAGAAAGGCTATCTTTTATTGTTCAAGGCTGGAACAAAGTTAGCAACATCAAATTTAGTTGCTGCTGATGTTGGTAATCAGTACGTCAATGATCGTTTCATGGTTGCAGCGTATGACCAGAATAGGAATCCATTGTTCCCATTACCTGTTCTGCAGCAGCCAGAGATTTATTTCGGTCAAGTTGCGCCTGTCCAGGGACCAACAATGAATACTGTTGTTCCTTATCGTTTTGAAGAAGGTAATGAACTTTATTATGAATTGCAGCCAGGGCGTTATTTAATTTGTGTTTCGGCTACGTGTAATGAGTTATCTGACTTTGGTGTTGGCTTAGCGATTGAATTCCCCACGCCATCAGAGCAATTCATTCTGTTGGAAGATACAGAAATTGCTTATCTCCTGCAGGAGAGTCTTCTCAATACACCCGGTGGTGAAACGTTTACTGAAATTCTTTCGCCCCTTCAAGCTAACGTAACGATTGATACGATCAGTGCTCTTACACGTCCGCCAGCAATTATTAACCCAGGGATTTTTTGTCAGGTAAATAACACAAATTCTAATGGTGTTCCTTTGGCTTGGGTGATTAAAGATTTTGCTGCTGACCCTGATGATGAGGCCAATGACCGTGTGCTTTTAGATGCTACAGAGAACTGGTATTTGTCTGTTCCACGTACACATTCAAGAACTGAATGGAGAGAAGCATGGAGACGAGATCATAGTCAGGATAATAGATACCCTGCGATAGTATTTGATAAATATACCAACACTGAGTGATGGCTACTAAGGAAAATAAGAAGTCAAAGGTTCAAGAAAAACCTGAGAAAGTTTTCAAAGAGTACTGCAAATTATATCCTTGGGCTGTAGAGTGTAAGCAATATGAAGTGTAATGAGTGGCTACGTTAATTACTAATGCCCCGCCGCAGAAAGTTTGGATTAGAAAAGAATATCTCCGTGACCTGCGCGATGGTCATGGTGAATTTGTACTTGGTTATTGGGTCTCTATTAAGTCCTTACCAGGGCGGTGTTTCTATTTCGAGACGTTCATTCCAGAGTATGGTGCGCTGTTTGACAAGCTCCCCATCTCTGCTTTTGTAGCATGGGATTCGGATAATCCACACAATCCCAAAACACCTGACCCTGATCTTCCCTTAGAAGAACTGCAATTCTGGAACTGTTTTAACTATGACATTACCACGTTGGAAAAGAATCTTTTATACACAGCACGATGGGAGGTGCGTACTAAGACCCATGGCTCTTTACATGGCGACTACTTGTTCACTATTGATAGCTACAACGGCGATAAGAGTGGGACAGACATCAGCTTTGCCGAAGTCCCCGACGAACACAAATCGTTCAACATCATACAACTGTCAACAGCTCAGTTTGCAGCCTATCCCAACAATCGATGCCGAATTATTGATCCTTCTCTGTCGCCCGAAACCCTCAAGCAACCCGACTTTCTCGTATCCACAAGGGATTTCAATGTAGAGTATCCCAACGCTAAGTGGGGCAGGCTTGGTGAATCAGAAGAGTATTTCTGGGAGACCAAGACAGAGTCAAATTACAGGAAGATAGAACCAACTCCACAAGCTAAGTTTGCTTTGCAAGCAGATTTTGACCGGTAGAATAGTTCTATCAGTACCGATCGTTATGGAACACAATTTTTTTAGTGACCCTTTTTTTTGGTTGACGTTAGCGTCAGAAATTATTGCTTTGACTCCACTGAAGTCCAATAGTGTGGTGCAGCTTTTGCTATCTGCAATTAAAAGCATTAAGCCAGCAAAAAAGTAAAGATTCGGCGGACCATGATGCGTCTCGATCAGGAAATCGAGGCGTACATGCAAGAGACCGAGCCCCCACCAGACGAGGCGATTACTGAAATCAGTGGCTGGTCAATGCGGAAACGTGCGCCTTGGACTTAATTATCTAGCACTGTTTTCGTCTGAGTCACAGGAGTCAAAGGTCCATTAGCTTTGTTAGCATTGACCACTTCTTCTTTCCACACCACAGCGGCAATGGCTTGTACTTCCTGTGGTTCGGCTGATACGTCCGAGCCAGGCATAAAAAGCTGGCGCTCATAGGAACGTGCAATCTCAACATCGTCTTTTAGGACAATGTCGGCTTTGCGGACGCCGAGAGAATAGTCTTCGTTGACTTCTATTTTGTAGCGAAAAGTTTCAGTTAGAGCCATTTTAGGAACCGCCGACTGACGGGAACAGATTTAATGATTGCCGTAGTTTATTGACAGTTGCGGTCTAATATTTACGTAAGGGTTTGTATTATAAAATTACCTTTAAATGCTGTGGTAGGACCTGTATTTGGTGTTTTAACATCTGCCCATGTTATTTTTGCGCCGGTTTCTAGATTAAACAATCTAATCTCACCATCATAGAATACTCCTCGATAACCCGTAGTGTTATCTCCATAAGCACTAAAATTATTGTTTACATTGTTTCGGTTGTCTACTAAAAAAGGAACCTCTTGGATTGCACCATTAGTATTAAAAGGGAACCCAGTGATTCTTACAAGTTGAGTACCATCAGCAATGTTTGAGTTACCTTCGTATCTAACCGTAAAAGCTCCAAATGCTAAATCTCCACACCTAACGTATCGACCAGTAGTAGTTCCGCTAAAAGTATTTCCGCCTTGTTCTTCAAGTGCAGGCGTCCAAGTCCCTTCTTCATATTCATCAATCGTGTTAGCAGCAGTAGTGCCGCCGATTGATACTGTGCCAGCAAACACAGCCGATCCAGAAGAATCGATTGACGAAGTAATAGGACTACTACCTGCTGTACGTCCCTGCCAAATTGGCTCGCCACTATTTCTAGCAGCAGCAATAGTGCCTTGATTCATAAGTTTGACACCTGCTGAAATTCCGCCTGCGGTGGGATCACCTCCAGAAATAATGTTATTAATCGTAGAAATTTTGCCGTTACTACCGAGCAGAAGATTGGGCGATCCAGAAGTATTGCCAAGTTTTATATCACCTTTTGAAAAAACAGCACCGCCAGCAAATATATCCATTCTTTTTTGATCGCCACGATAAATTTCAATTGGAGGACTGGTTGCACCGCTTGAACGTTGAATTATAATTTTTCCTGCTGGTTTAAAAGTAATGCCGTTTGTATTGGTTAGACTAAGGTCTGGGTTTCCAATTGTAATGTCACCATCGACATTCATATTGCCGTCATTTTTTAGTTCAATGTTGGGCGATGTTTCTGTGCCGCCGACTGATACGCTATCGAGCACACCATCAATAATGCCGGACACGATTCCAGAGACTTGTAGAGGTGTGACGCCACCGCCCCCTCCGCCACCTGATGCCATGTTGACGACATAAACTGCCTTAACGAGTTCGCCGTTAACGTATCTACCTTGTGACATCTTAAATTAAAGTATTTCTATTTATATTTTAACCGGAAGCATTCACAATAAATACAGTGTCAAATTTGTATCCATCTTGCCAAGGGCTGAGGCTTTCGCCACTGGTGATTGGAATGCCGCTGTTGACAACAACTACAGCTTGGACCAATTCACCGTTGTACCAAACTTTCCCGCCCATGATGTTATTGTTTTTTCCTATTCTATTCCTTACTCATCTAGTGCTTGAAACCAGTAGGTGAAGCCATTGTTCTCATCAAGCCAAGCTTTGAGAGCATAAGCTTCATTTCTGGTCATGGTTTTACATTCTCTATGGTCGCCAATTTCCCAGCAGACGTTGACACGGTGCTCACGTAATTCTTTTTTATCCATGATATTAAAGGTTGTGAGCATTCGTAGTCTTTGGCAATTGCTCTTTGTGATTCTCCTTTTTTCAATCGCTCCATGATGATGGGATAATCCTCTGGCATTACCTTTGACGGTTTATAACAAGTTGATTGACTTGCTGATCCGATGCGAAGCTGATGCCTGGTGGTATCTGCCTGGCTTTTCCACTCTAGGTTATCTGCATGGTTGTTTAATTTGTTTCCATCCTTGTGGTTAACCGTCAAAGAGTGATCGCCTTCTACCCAGGCCAAGGCGACTAGCCTATGGATAGAAATTTTCTCGCGCTTTTTTTTATTCCAGAGAGATGTAACTAGATATCCAGTGTTGTCGCGTGTAAGTTTTCTCTCTTTTTCACAGGGATTACCTGCATAAGTTTTGATGCGCCGTACTTTGCCGCACCGAGACACTTCATAGACGCCCTCGTAACCGACGACAGCTTTCCATTCACACTCTGAAGACACGTTTGGCGATCTCGTATTTGGCTACTCTATCGTCATAGCCCCGATAACCACCATTAATACGATAACAGCAGGCATCAAATCCTACTTCAAGACAGATATTAAGGAGGTTATTGTCTTCTATCCAGCAAAGAGCAGAGCGGAAAGGGTAATGATCAGCGGTGTAATTACAACCCCTTTCTAAAATCAAAGGATCGCTCAGACGCTCTGCGGCACGGGAGTAGTTGTACTTTCCAGTCAGCATCAGGACACCAGCACCTTTGTACTTAGGCCCATCACCAGGGGAGTCATTGCCAAGATCATCGCGCCACTCATAGGCGCTGCCGTCTGCGATCTCTTTCATCCAACGAAAATCGCCAGTCTCATGCATTAAGTTTGCAACTAACATGGCAATGGCTTCATAGTGATTGTCAAAGCCAGTGGCCATCAAGAGCTTGTTGAAGTCACCGCAAAAAGTTGCATCGAACTTGTCAGCTGCGTAGCCGGTCAGCTGCTCCATGATTTCTGGAGTGATGATCTCATCCTTGGGGTTGGCAGGACCACCCCGGTAGATGCTGGCGAACTCATCGAGAACGCCATCGGATGTTTGTTTTTCTAGGAAATTCCAGGCTGCGATTTGATGTGGCTGCTCTCGGTAATACTTAGCAGCATTATTCAGGTTGATTGTCACCTTCTGACTCCGTAGTTTCTGCTTTAAATTCTAATGTTTCAATCAAATTGCCGACTAATTGTCCAGCAAATTGAATAAGTGTTTGATCATTAGTGGCTTTTGCATTAGCAAAGGAATTGATAGCAGACACCAGCTCAGATTTAGTGCAAGCGTTTTCGTTGCAGCTCATATGTTGCGTGTAATTCTTGTTAACTATAACAAGATTATTCTTCAATGTCTGCGGTAGAAACCGAATCTTCCTCAGCGTCTGCGGTAGAAACTGAATCTTCCTCAGCGTCTGCGGTAGAAACTGAATCTTCCTCAGCGTCTGCGGTAGAAACTGAATCTTTCTCTTCTACTTGTTGATTTGCTTTGTAGGCTTCAATAATTTCTGGTGTCCAGAGTGCATTAGCAACCGTCTGTACTTCAGCAGGTTCTTTGCTGATGTCATCACCAGGGGATACAACATGGCGGTGGTAACTACGTGCAATTTCTTTTTCGCCACGCATGACGACATCAGCGCGACGTACTTGGATGACGTAGGTGATTGGTAGGATTTCAAGTTGGTACTCGAAATGTTCGCTGAGTGTGTTATCGAGTAATGGCATTTTAGGGACTCCTTTAATTAGAACGATAGCTGAAAGTGGTGATGATATTTCCTTCAGCTGCCCAGGCTATTGTACTTCCTGCAGGTGATGTTGTGCTTGAATTGAATTGTCTACATTGTATAGTATTAACATTAGCACCCAGGAAAAGACAAGGGGTTGTATCTGAACTGATAGTAGAAACTTCTGTCATTATGGGAATCCAGCCAATGCCAAATGTGGCTTGATTAAAGTTGTTATAGGGTAAGCCTGTAATTCTTAATCCTCCAGCTCCGCCGACTCCTGAATTCCACTGAACACGCATGTTGATAGTTACAACATTACCTATTTTTGTGTAAAATCCAAATCGCATACCGTAAGTAACTGAACCTGCTGTGGTATTTCCTATAACTGTCGGAGTAAAAGTTCCTTCTTCGTAGTCTTCAAGTGTTTTGCTGGTGACAGGGGCAACAGCATTACCAAAGACAAGCCCATCGTTTATATTAACTGGACCAGCAAAAGCATGTCTGTCAGCTGTATAACTCACAGAACCTTCTACTGCACCACTATTTATAAGTGATCTACAAGTAATATCTGCAATTGCTTGATAACTGCCATCAAAATAAGCTCGCCACTCAATTTTTCCAGTACGGTCATTATTCTGGACAGGTGCTATAGTCCCAGATCCGCCTCTAGACTTTTCAAAAAGGAGTTTAGGTTCATTCCCATTATTTACATTTGTTTGGACTGTAATTGCGTTAGAAGAAGTTGTAGAGCTAAGGGCAATATTACCACTAGAAACATTTAATGCAGTTGTGCGAATGTCTCCATTAACATCTAACGTTGCATTGGGAGTTAATTTGTTAATAGCGACTTTCTGATCAGCTGTAAAAGTTGCAACGCACTGGTTAAGACCAGTTTGAGAGCCTGTAGCTATCTGCATGAAAGCGTCGGTTTCGTCGCCGCCTGCAGGCCTTTGTCCTATAATTCTGCAGCCGATTTGGTTTTCAAACGTCCAAGTAATTGCTCTACTGCGGCTAGAGGTGTTATCTGAAGAATTTTCTAATATCCGGCTACCCGCTCTAATAGTTCCATTAACATCTAACTTTTCCTGCGGATCAGTATTATTGATACCGACACGTCCGCCATCTCTGATGTTCACATATTGATTGGTTCCTTTGCCGAAAGAAAGCATTGGATTGGAGGGCGTATCAGAACCGCCAATCCCCCCAAAGGCCATGTAGCCCATCAAAGTCCCGTCAACTTTACGTTGAATCTTGTGAAATACAGTGGGCCACGTATTGCCGTTAGTTTCTCTTTCTGAAATAAAGTTTATTGCGTCTAGGTTAGTTGTTCTTACATTTACACTCAGTGTTGTTATTGAATCGCCAGCTGTTTCTCCTAGAGTGCCACCACCAACATCTAGCTTTGTCAGTGGATTATTTACGCCAATACCGACCCTGCCGGTCCTGGTGATCCGCATTACATGATCGGCTGGGGCTACAGTAGTCGCGGTGTTGTCATTGTTTAGCAGAAAAGCCAGGTCACATCTTCCGTTACTGCCTGTGTTGATAACCTGAAGGGCAGCTTTGGGATTGGCAGACTTGCCAAAATAAATCTGTCGGGTTGTTCCGCTTCCATCATTTGATGGAGTTCTTACCATAAGGTCTCCAACTACGTCCAGCCTGTGTAGTGGCGAGCTTGTATTGATGCCGACATTGCCGTCGCCAGTAACTCTGAATTTTTCATTTACAGATCCAGTAGCTAGCTTGTTTCTGACGACAAACGCATTAACACCGGCTATTCCGATATAAAGGTTATTTCCTTCGCTAGACCCAAAACGCAGAAGAGACTGATCCGTTGTCGAGGTAAGTCTGGCTACGGTTCCACTGTTGGACTCTACCTCTAGCTTCTGGGTTGGAGCATCCGTGCCAATACCCACATTACCGAATGCGTCTATACGCATCTTTTCGCTGTCGGCGTTAAAAGTGCCTCTACTATGAAAAACTATAGGGGAGCCGAGGGATCCGTTTGAAGAGATAATATTGAAAGCAGAGTCGCCAGATACAGCCCCTGATGCAGGCCCAACTTCTTTTACAAATGTCGCTTCAGATTGACCCGGTGCGGTAGATTGAACAGCTGACAGGGTTATTGATGCATCGGCTCCGTTTTCTGATACATGTAATTTCACCTGTGGATCGTTCGTGCCAATGCCGACGTCGCCTCCAGGCAGGATAGTTATTTGATCTGTTTCAGAACCATTATTACCAGAAAGGAATTGAAATTTGCCGCTGCTTCGATTAAATTGAAGTATTCTATTGCCAAGCGTTTGACCCGTCCTGTTGTTGCCAAACTGTATATTTGACGTTGCAGATTTGCCTTCAATTAAAACACTGTCAGAGGTTCTACCAAAATAAGCAGAAACTTGAGTTGAATTAAAGACGTCAAGCTCTCCCTGTGGATCATCCGTGCCAATGCCGACGTTGCCGTCAATACTTAGTCCACCACCGCCGGTAATATCTTGCTGCGTTCCACCATCATTGAGTTTCACGTAGCCAACCAGACCAGTGGCAATTAGTTCACCGTTTACTGTTAAATCGCCACTGACTGTCGCATCGTTTTGAACAATAAGTCCACTGGTGATGGTAATTCCCGAAACAGTGTTATCACTTTCAATAACACTGTTTCCAGAGACGAGCAGATCTCCTGAAATTGAAGCGTTGCCTTCTATTTCTGCGTTACCTTGGACAACGACATCACCACTGAATGTAGGGCTGTTGACTAAGCTAGAGACAGTAATAGTTGCGTTAGCTTCAGGACTAACACCTGTTGTATACGTAATAAAGTCGACACGTACTTCACCGTATTGGGCCATGATTATCTAGCTCTTAACATAGATAAATTCATTCTACTGGTAGTTGCCCCATATAGTTAATACCATGCGTCCTGCACTTGTTCCGGTGCCTGATTCCAATGTCATACCAGGTGATCCATTAACTGAATGGGTCATGGCATTACCTGCTTGATTCAGGATGCCCATGGATGGATCAGCTGTAAATGCAAAGCCAGGTGCACCCACGGTTCCAAAAGGCGCAAGGATTTGTCCATCATTAACTGAAAGACCGTCTTGAATAACTCCGCTGCCACTGACGAATGTGTTGCCACTGACAGTAAGGTCATTTGAAACTATTAATCCGTTGTTGAGTATAGCTGAATTGTTGATAATTAAGCTATCAAAATTAGCATTAGTGCCGTTGACTTGAATAGCATTAAATGTAGATCCAGTTAAGGTCGTTATTGTTCCATTGGCTGCATTTAAGTTTGTGAATTGTCCAGCGGTGCCTGTAATCGTTATACCACTAATCAGTGTGCCTCTGATTTGTCCACCGGTAATATCGTTGCAATTAATAGCACCTGCAACGTCAAGTGTCCCACCTAGATTTGTGGATCCTGAAACACCTAAGTTACCGCTGACTGTAAGGTTATCTGTTGTTAAATCATCGAAGACGATATCACCACTGACATCAAGGTTGCCGCTGATGACTAAATCATTTTCGATATAGCCACTACTAATAACTAAGCTATCAATTCCACTTATTGAAGTATTGCCATCACCGGTAATGTTGCCGCTGGTAATACTAAGGTTGCCACTGATTGATGTGTCGCCTCCAATATCAACTGCTCCATCAATTTCAGCGGTTCCGCTAACAGCAAGGTTACCGCTAACAGTTGTATTACCAGTAAGAATAGTGATGCCATCAACAACAAGATCGTTGCCGACTTGTAGATCATTACCGACATTTGTATTACCTGTAATTGTTGCGTTGCCATTAACAAGTAGACCTGTAAATGTTGCTGATCCACCGGAGAATGTAGGTGCTGTGACGATCGTGTCGAACGTTCCACTTTGACCTGTGAAGGTGGTTCCTGAAGTTAAGCCTGAAACGTATAAATCAAATCCGATAAAACCAGATCCGCTTGGTAGTAAAAAATTTTCAAGAACTTCTAAGTTACCACTGATCTGTTGGTCACCAGAGAATGCAAGTTCTGTTGCATTAAGTGTGGTGACATTAATTAGACTAAAGTTTCCTGTATCTCCTGTAATTGTTTGACCAGAAAATTGAATAAACTCACCTGAGTTAGCTGTGATGTGATCAGCAGTAATATCATCAACAACGAGGTCGCCTGAAATATTGATGTCTTGAGTGACAGTTAAGCTTTCAAAAATACCAGTGGTTGCTAATACTTCAGTACCAGTAATCGTTGTGCCTGAAATTATACCTGTAGCATTAATATCATTTGCATTAATAGTGCCACTTGCATTGAAATCACCTGTAATTGTGATGCCACTTACAGTAATGTTTTGAATATCAAGTTCAGTTATGTTTGCAACATCTGCTTGCAGGTTATCAAACGTGCCAGTGACAAAACTAATAGTAGTGCCTGTGGCAAATTGTGTGAATGTCCTTTCAAAGTTTCCGCTGACGAAGTTAGCAGTAGTGCCTGAAAGTGTTGATTGGACAAAAGCATTGCCTTGAACTTCTAAACCATCAGTGGTAACAAACACACAATCAATAAATTGTGCGTCAATGTTTCCACCGATGTTGGCATCACCGGATGTAGAGATATTTCCACTGACATCTAGGCTCTGCCCAATATTTACATTACCGCTGAAGTTGACAGGTCCAGTAAAAAAGGAGCTGCCACTTACAAGTAGGTTCCCAGATACAATTGCATTGGGTACAATGATCGGGTCGATTTCATTGGTGTTGACGTAATATGTATCTAGATATTGTCTGAATTCTGTAAAGGTAATTTTTTTATTTCTAAGAGCAGGGTCAATTTCAAAGACACTGACGGTTGTCAATAGATCCTGATCTACAATCTGTCCCGCCGTAACGGGAGGAAATTGTGTAATTCTTCTATTAGGCACCCTGCTCTACCCTAGACCATAACCCAATTATAGGCCTGGTTACTTCTCTCTAATTTCTAGTCGTGGTAAAACATCTGTTGCCAAAGTCCAGATGGCTTGGACACCAAGTATGCCACCGATTGATAAGGCAAAGACCAGGATGATTTCTGCGACTGTTAGATTACGTCGTACATAAACCACTTTGGGTTGTGGTTGCAGTTCTTGTGGGTCCTCTGCTACTACCTCTCTTGCATCACCGACACCTAAACGTGCTGCTTGTGCTGCTGTTACCTGGGCAACTGCTTGCTTGTATGCGAGATCTCTCATGGCCCGAAAATCAGGCATTGGTGCCTGCGTAGGGGAAGCAGCCGGTTGTTGTAATCGTTGGTCAAATTCTGCGGGGTTGTTGTATCTTGGCCCCTGCGGATTCTGATAATAGTTCCCATCTGTTGGCAAACTACCAGGCGTTACATATTCCTGACTAGATGGGACTTGATCTTCCATTATTAAAGCTGTATGTTTATTGAAACTGTAGCATTATTTTTAGACTATGGCGGAAGATAAGGTCTTGGAGGTTATTGCTCTGGAGCTTAAGGGTATCAAACATATCCTTGCCTCTATTTGGCATTCAAAATATAGTAATGATGAGACAAACCAGGTAAGTCCAGAGATCTATGCGGATGAGTACATCTCGACTGCAGAGTGTGCCAAACGGTTAGGTGTCACAGATCAGACAATCCGTAACTGGATTCTTCAAGGGAAAAAGAAAGGGGATAAGTTTTCACCTGGTTGCTGGATACAAGGGGTTCATTACATCACATTCCCAATGGGTAATAAGAAACAGATTGTTCGTATTCCTTGGAACAACTTAATTACAACCTTTCACAAAGGTCCTGAGGCTTCCTTACGTACATTCGACAAAAAGGGTAAGCATCTTTATGAAGAAGACCTGACGATTCAGCAGGGAACTTGATATGCCGCATCGTTTTGATAATATAGATATCGCAAAAATCACTGTAGAAAATTACGCAGATCACTTACCAGGATCTCTAAAGCTCCAGGTGGATTCTTTCATTCCACCTTTAGGTTCGTTTGACACGCCTACCTTACAGCGATACATCAAGATGATCCGTGAGTTTGAGGTTGAGGATCCCAATAGCAATATGACACTGGCTAATCGTTTGCGTCTTGCCTTTGTCAATATGGTGCCAGATACGATTTGTAGTCGATTTCCTAATGCAGATCTACCTTTAAAACGAAGGCTACGTTGTGTCGCTGAATACCTGATTCGCTCTGGTGAGTTTCAAAAGATGCGAGATGAGGATGGCAAGTTAATTAAAAGACGAGGTGCACTTGGCAAGATGGTTGTTATCTATGAGCCACTTCCTAAAATGCTGGTAACATTACAAAAGCAAAAGTTACTGTCCAATGAATGATCGTAGAGAGAAGTTATTAGAAGCTGTATGTGGTAAGAACTTAGACGAGAATAGTGCTCGTTATGCTGAAGCAGTTACCAAGATTATCTTGGGTGATATGAAAGGGTTCTACCAAAAGCTTTGGCAGGCTAAAGGTCCAGGAGTGATGGTGTTGTGTCCGAATAGTGAAAAGTCGATGTTCTGGCTGACTTTCGAGGAGCTGAATGTGATTAGTGAAAAAGAGGAGGGTGAAGTTGCCGAGACCTTTAAGACAATTTTAGAATCGGCACAGAAGATTGATCCTGAATCTGCCGCTGGTTACCTCATCCAGGACCACCAGGGCATGCGTTATTTCCAGCCGGATTACAACCGCATCACAGAATAATGCCTGTACCGATTGGTAATTCTCAACGAGAAGATTATGAGTGGATCACAAACCGAGACTTAATAGACTCAGCACATTTACTCATGGGTCGCATTGATCTTGATCCAGCGAGCAGCAAGAAGGCTAATGAGTATGTTGGTGCAAGAGATTTTTTTGCTCCACAGGATGATGGGTTAAATGATCAACAGTGGTACGGGAGAGTGTATGTGTTTCCTCCACGTAATACATACTTTTGGGATCGGAAGAATGATTGCTGGACTCCTACCCGTGGCATGTCGCCTAGCTTGACTTCAGGTCATGCTGCCTGGTGGCGCACTTTAAAAAAGAAATGGTTAGCCCGTGAGATCAAGGAGGCTGTCTTCTTTACCAATTTTGCAGACACGATTATGTACAACCAGGATATGTTTGATTTTCCTGTCTGCATAATGAAGAGCCGACCCACACTTCTGCGTCATTATTTTAATGAAGGCAAAGTAGAACGTAAGCGCACAGGAACTTCTTTAATTGTCTACTTACAATCGATGGACAATATAGAAGAAGGCACACAGAATTTCATTGATATCTACTCTGAAAAGGGCAGAATCCTGGTGTAGATTATTAAAACTGAAGAAGAATTATGTCTTTACTAAGTGATACGCAGATCATGGAACGCGCACTTAAGGGAATGATTGACCCTTTTGTTCATAGACTAGTGAGGAAAGATGATCACGGTTCAGTTCTTAGCTATGGATTATCGTCTTATGGATACGATATTCGTCTGTCTCCAAATCAGTGTCTGCTTTTTGGTGGGGTACAGCACGGCGTCTGTGATCCTAAAGACTTTGATCCCGACATCCTGAAGGAGACCGAGTTACATGAAGATGAGCGAGGCAAGTATTTTATTCTCCCTCCTTATGGTTACTGTCTTGGCGTTGCTGTTGAACGACTCGATCTACCACGTGACATCACTGTTGTCGCTGTAGGTAAAAGTACGTATGCCAGGGCTGGAATTTTGGTCAACATCACCCCAGCTGAAGCAGGCTGGGAAGGGCATCTGACATTAGAGATCAGTAATTGCACCCCATTGTTTAATCGAATTTATGCCAATGAAGGCATTTGTCAGCTGTTGTTTTACCAGGGGGATGATCCGTGTACTCTTACCTACAAGGATCGTAAGGGAAAATATCAGAATCAATCTGCTGAAGTAACATTAGCTAAAGCTTAGTTACAGCATCCGACTATCAGCTTGAGGTTTATCTGCGTAATTAGTGCTACCTCTTCTGCCAAATCGATCACCCTCGATAATGGCTGGAGTTTGTCCTTGTAAATCTGTAAATGGTTCATCGTATTGCCTCTTCGTCCTGTACTTCCCAGCGGCTTTTGCTGCTTTCAATGACCTTGCAACACGACGCTGCTTGCCTTCGTTGCGAGTGCCCGCAACACGGGCGGTGCGCTGTGAGTCCTCATCGAAGCGACGAATATCTACATCATATAAACGTTCAGGATTAAGGTCGTCTATACCACCAGCTGACGAGCCTCTCCGTTCGTCGGGGTCAGGAAGAACCATCGTGTTGCATCACTTATAATGTAGTTTAAATCAGGACAATATTCATGGACTTTCTTAGTGACTTCATCGAAACTAATGATGAGTTAAGAGAACGTTTGGTGACATTAGATACGTTTGGGCAACCTCTAGATAATGTGGCTAATGATGTTCCGGTCTACGATCAGTACAATCGTGGATTAGCAGTTACCCAAAATGACATGCCACGTGATAACTTAAGTATAGATCCTAGGGCACAACCAAGATGCGGAGTAACGGGCATGATTCCAAGCGCAGAGGAGGGAATACTGCAGGGGGCAGAACCTCAACCAAGGCAGCTAATCGTGGACATGGGGCAGATGGCTCCAGAAGAATTGGAGATGGCAAAGTTCAACCAACGAGTGTTGAGAACGGGAGTGAACCGTTAAAGATTTTGTTCGAGCCTATTGATGATGAATGCCCAGGAGGTGTGTGCCCAGTCCCCTGGGCAACAGACACCAGTGGTGACAATGTTGATAACACTGTCAAAGACCTTAGATTCGGACAAAAACTCATTGCAGGTCCTTACATCGAAAAACACCGCGAAGTAGTTACTGATATTGTTAATCATCCTCCTCATTACACCAAAGGTGAGATCGAATGCATTGAAGCGATTGAAGCGCAGCTGACGCGAGAAGAATTTAGAGGTTATCTAAAAGGTAACATCGCCAAATATAATTGGAGAGAAGGGGATAAAGCGGGTATTGTGGATCTTAAAAAAGCCCAGTGGTATTTAAATCGATTGGTCGATTTACAATGAATTTAGTTTCATAAAATCTATGGCTGCCAAAAAGAAAATGCCTCCTGAACTTCTAGAAAAGTTCAAGGCAAAAAATGCAAAGAAACAGGGTAAAAACGATCGTGATGACGAGAGTATTGGCGCTCGTCGTGGCAAGAAATCACAGAGCTTGAAAGATCGTCGCGACGAATCCAAGGCAGCTGAAAAGAAAGCAGGCAAGCGTCCTTATTCCAAGGTTGATCAATCAAAACCAGGGACTAAAGGTAGGAAAACAGCTAGCCAAAAGGATGCTGAGATTAAAAAGAAACAAGGTACTGTTAAAAAGTTAGCAGCTCTTAAAAAGAAACAAGGTGGAAAACTTACTGCAGCTCAGCAAAAGAAATATGGTAAACAGTTTTCAAAGACAAAAGCAGCTCAAGCCAGGAGACGTACTGCTAGGAGAAAGTAATGGCTAACCCGGATTATTACGATCTACGTAAACTTCGCTCGTTAGTGGAGAAGCCCAAGGGTAAACCAAAAGCTAATCCGAATACCACTGTGTTCAATAAAAAGGCAACGGCTAAGAAGCAAAAAAAATCTTAGCCGTGCTCAACCAAACATAGGCTGTTCTTCATCGTCATCAGGTTCTTCCTGGCCCATCATGCTCAATGCCAGTTGTGCCAGTTCTAAGTCTGTTGGGATATCAAACTCCATGTCAATGGCTTCTTCCTGCATCAGATCTTTGATGGCTTGTAGCTCCAATAGACGTTGGTGATAAAGATTCAACAGCGCAGCTTGCAGTTGATCGCATGTCATATCTTTAGCTGCTAATTCAGCTTTCCGCATGGAGAGCTGCAAATGTAGCGGCATTTCGTATTCTTGAGTAGCCCCGAATCCTTCCATGCATTTAACTTGATCTTCCGTAATTCTACTCCCTATCCTTTATAAAGTTGCTCCAAAAATTCGGTGTCATTGTAATCCGGGTATGGATCTTTAGTCACTTCAAAGTTATTGGCGAATTCGGATAATGTATAGGGATCCACACATTCTTGCAGACGCCTGATTGCTCTGACCTGGTAATCGGCTGCAGTGTAATTACGAAACGCCTTTAACAAAATGTCTTCTGATGTCCAGGCATTACCGTTGTATTGCTCCAAGAACAGTCTCATTTCCTTGCGGCGTCTATCGATCAGGCCGCCGATAGCCTGATGGTTATTGTCAAAGATCCATTTGGTAATCTCTTTGCTGGCTTGGGCGTAATCTTCGTGTTCACAGCAGTCAACGATATTGCTGTAGAGGAAAGGATCCCAGCCTACAGAATGGACAAATGAGATCAGGGCATTGAGCATGCAAATGTCGAGGCCCAGGTTCAGCTTGATCAGCTCGTCTGCAATCAAATTGATTTCATGCAGTAAGTATTCAATAGCTTTTGCTTCTGTGCAGCGATGGCCTCTCTGTACGGGACTTCCATCTGGGTAATAGGTAGTCCCATAACCGATGCAATATGCATTTTCTGCACCACCAGGAACCTGAAAAGCCTTTTCATTAAAGCCTTCAAAGGTTTTTATGAGGTGCAGGGCTTCTCTATAGCTATACATATCGAACAGTCTTAGGACGAATGCGACCATAAATTAAGAATATCTTACCTTATTTGCCCTGACCTCGAGTTTTTTTACGTCTGTGATTTGGTCTCGAATGTTTACCTTGTCCTTGCGTTGTTTTCTTAGGGGGTGCCTGCACATATCCTCCACCTTTAATCATGTTGCCTTTCATAAATCTAATGCTGCTTCACACAATATACTAAACAAAAAATATTTTAGAGAGCGGAATTTTTCTTGTTCGGTAGGACACCTTGCTGGAGATCCAGGCCAAGCTTTGATTGCATCGTCAATAGCTTGATGCAAGGCATGGACATCTTCCATGGAAAGTTCGACGGTGACGGTTACCATGCTTTACAGGACCAGTAGCCAGCGGTGAGTTTGCTCTTCTTCTCATCACAATTATGTCTGGCTCTGAAACTTTTACGTCTTGCTGGATCATTCTTTTTGATGGTCATGTTGGCATCACCAAAACGAATGATTTTCTCTTTGCCTCCCTCGCAAGCTTTGACTACGGACTTTTTACCACCTCGAACATCCCTGCGAGGCTTGTTGCATTTCAGTGAATCCTTAGCAATTTTTGAGGCTTTCGCCGCTTTTTTACGTTTAGACATTATCCAAAGAATGTTGCAAAGTCCATTCCGATTCCTTTCTCGATCTCCTTATCATAATCTGAGTCAACTTCTGGAAATAGATCAAAATAATTTCCTCGTTCTTTAGCTTTGTCTCTATCTCTTTTTTCTTTTTCTTGGATGCCTAATTCAGAACCTGAACCAAATAATTGATCTAGTCCTGCTAAAGCTTCAAATGGATCGCTCAAATTTACACTTGAAAAACTTAGGTTTGTTTTGCCAGTCATAAAGTCAGTCAAGAATTTTTGTTCTTCTCGACTGACATCACTCATAAACTCTTCATAGAATTGATCTTCTGTACCACCGTAACCTGCATCTTTAAAAGTTTGGTAGAGAGCAGTGGCATCTGGATCGTCCTCTTCTGCGAAGTCTTCATCTCTTTCGATATATGTAATACCGAGTCTTTCTTGTGTTGGTTTTAATTTTTTTTGATTTAGATACTTAATACCTTCTCGTATGTCTTTTGCTGCACCAGTTCTTAATGTCTCTTCAATATACTCTCTAAGTTCATTGACGTTTACTTCATCACCCAGGCCATATGCTTCTAAGATCTTTTCCCACTCTTCTCGATTTTCTAATGGATCAACTCCTTCAAGTACTGCATCAGCAAATTGTTCTGGCGTTATAAAGTCAAGAAAAGGTGCTTGACCTTCGTCGTCATAGTCTTCAGTAGCTTGTGTAACAAATTTAGTTATTTGTTCTTCTACATCTTGTTCGGTTACGACATCTTCTGCAGCATCAAATTTAAACTGGCTTCCAACTGCTTGGTAATGCAGTGCTGCAAAATTTGCGTCAGGTGTATCTCCTTTACCAATTGGTATTCCATACATGTAAGCCAATTGATTCCATGTGTATTGAGGTTCAAAAGAAAATGTTTGGCCATCAAAAGTAAAGCTACCGTTTGGTTTTGAATCTGGATTTTGTTGTGCTTGTTCCCAGTCTTCCTTCACTCTGGCTGCTTGTGCAATATAAAAATCTTCTTTGATTGGATTGACTGTTTTGTATTGATTATTTGTTGGATCTATATAAAATGTACTATTGAATTTGACTCCTCCTAATTCAGCTAAACCGCTATAAAATTCTTCAGCATTAGTAATAACTGTTTGCGTTAATGCATTCAATGTTGTTTGTGTTTGCAGTACGTTTTCTTCTTCTTGTTTAACATCTAGATAACTTGCAAATTCTTCCATTGACCTCGAAGTATTAAATCGAGGTGTAATGTAATCATCAATAAATTTGTTTATAAACTCTTGATCAATTTCATCTCTATACTCATCTGTATCTTTTACTTGTTCCCATTCTTCATCGCTCATGTCCTCCGGTTTATCTGCATAGACATATTTCGTGCCTTTTAAATCAGTAACGAATTCTTCTTCAAACCAGTTCTGCCAATTAACGTTTTGATCTTCTGTTTTAATACCTGTTGCATCTCCTAATTGCTTTTCAAAATTATCAATTAATTGACTACTATTTATTCCCATTATTCCTAGATAACCACCTATTCCACTGTCTCCCAGCAAGGAATTTGCTATCGATGAGTTGACACCGAATACTTCAGAAAACCCTGGTAAACCTCTGTATAAATCAAGTTCATATTCAATTGCTTTAGCCTCCTTCATTTTTGCTGTTGTTTTCTTCAAAGAGGCTTGAACTGTCTTATAAAACTTCTGTTGATCTTCCTGGGCTTTTTCTCCTGGCCCTTCTGTTAGAAATGATGCAAGTAGTTCACTATCTTGTAAAAGTTCTAGATTAGGTTGTGACTCATAGTCTTCCCCAATGCCAAGCATTGTATCTCTGATTCTTGATTTTTCTGTATCTGTTAAATCATCAAATGTTTCGTTATATTCATCAACAGCTTTTGTGTCTTTTGCAGCATTTCCTCGAACACTCTTATCTTGTTTAACTATTTGTCCATATCTATAATTAGCCCAGTTATCTAAATATGCATAACTATTACGTGGATTAATTCTTGAATCTGTATTGAGATCTAAGCCACCATAGTAAAAAGCAATATCTAAGTCTGGTACTTTATAACCTCCAATTCTATTAGCTATGGCATTATCCATAGCTGTTTTAATTCCATATTGACTGCCGTAGTTATCTACAAAATATTTTGTAGAAAAAGCTCCAGTGGGTGGTTGTACATTATTATCTGCAAAACTCCATTGTCCTATTTTATTTGCATAATAAGCTTGGGTAATAGCATAAGAACCTCCTTTTCCATTAGTTGAATTAAATCGAAAAAACTGTTCTCTTACAACCGGATTAAAAGCACCGACTGTTTGATTCATTATGTTTTTGTAATCTCCTCCCTTGCTCCTTTTGATCCTGGTAACAAAGGTATTTATCTTTGATTGTGCAGCACTGCCTAAAAATTTTTTGGCAGCACCGTTTATAAATATATTGTTTTGATTGCCACCGATAATTTGTTGGGCATTAGGAATTATTCTGTCTTCTTTTTTTCCACCTGTATTCCAATGTTCTAAACCTCTGAAAATATTACTTTGAGACGGGATTGTACTTGTGACTTGCGAACTCCATAATCCATTTGTTTGGTATTCAAAATCCAAATATCTACCATATCCCCGAACGTCAGAGTATGCGTTGGTGTAGGCAGCAAAATTTCTTGTAAACGCCTTAGCCTCAGCACTTCCTGCAATGCTTTGAACAATTTTATCTGTTGCAGTCCCTCTCGAATTTTGTTGACTTAATTCTGCTTGACTTGGTTCTCGTCCTAGAAAAGTTCTATAGGCATTTTTAATTATCTGTGGTCTATTTGCATACTCAGCACTATTTCTGTAATCAGATAGAAAGATATCTCTGGTTTTTTTTTGGGCTTGCTCTTGGCTGTTCCCTTCGTTTACAAACTTCTTTATTCGGTTTCTCCATACGTTAGCTTGATTGGCAATAACGCTATTGTTCCCTGGCACACGTCCAAAGGTCTGTAAATACAACATTCTAATATTGCCTTCTGCTGACATTAAGCTGACCTTCTACACATGATGTCTAATGATTCTAAATCATCTTTGATGTAAATAATCTCTCTATTCTCTGCCCATTGTTGAATAGCATCTAACCGAGCTTGTTCAAAGAACTCTTGTGATCGATACCACTCTTCCATTGGTGAACTGGCTTTGTTACAGTTGCATCTTCTGCAGGCAGGGACCAGGTTGTACCAGTTGCTGGATCCTGATTTGAATTTGGGAATGATGTGATCAAGACTTGTTGCGACTGCTCCACAATATCCACAACAGTGATTCCAGGCTTTGTATATTTCTTCTCGAAAGCGTTTCTTGGCAAGTTTTGGAGTGAGTTCAACGAGGAGGGCGAGTGGTTCGTTCTCCGTCTTGAACATAATATACTTGCTACTCTGTCAATTTTAGGCTCGATAAATATACAAAACTAAACACATATTTTTTTAAAGTTTTATTGTTGACATTACTCTATGGAAGTCTAATTTAAATCAGTAGCTAGTTTCACTAACCATGCAGTTTCACTACTGGGTTCCTGTTTCAAAAGCGGAAAAGATCCTAGAGATTGACCGCAAAGACCTGCACCGCATGCGGAAAAAAGGTATTTTCAAACTCGGTACGCACTTTGGAGCTGGTCCTAGAACACGCTCACAGGACACCTTCTATTGGCACATTCCGAGTGTCAGGGAGATCCTTAAGCAGCAACGAGGCACTCAGTCTTCTGTGCATGCCGCTTAGACCATTTATCTGCAATCTTGCGGTGTTCATGCGCCGCAAGAAAATGGTTTATGGAAAGCTGGATGTGACTTGACTTTAAAGTCATTTCTAGCTTACGGGTGAGGGGATACCAGCGGCCTTTCAGTTTGGAAGGCTGCCTTTTTTTGATTTGTAGAATCACCGCCCATTGAGGGTGGTGTGGTTTGATTGGTTTTTTCTTAGATCGGATATTAATGCTGTCGTCATCGTTCCAGGTAAACCCTTCTAGCTCTTCTGGGGGCTTTCCATAAGTAGCAATCAAGCTCAGTAGCCAACCAACATCTGCAAAATCAGGCATTGAGGTTAGTTGAAAAACCTGATCAAGAACCTCCTGATCACTCGGAGTCCGGGTAAACATGATTAATGAGGAGCTGTAAGAGAACTATAGGCATAGTGGTATACCACTAACGTTCTTCAGATTGTTTTTATTAAAAAGACTTATGTCTTCTTAATGAATTCATTATAAAGGTTAACTCTTGTCAAGTCAAATCTAGTAGTTACTATCTTTGAAATCCCAATTACTAATCGTGAATCCAGATGGTTGTGGGGTCACTGCTGGTGTTCCACCAGACGCAACGTTATAAACATTTCCCTGCTGATCAATCATTCCAAAATTCTGCATCAAGATAAACTCTTGAGGAACATTGATCAACTTAGTTATCATTGGTCCCATCATTGGTGATTGAAGATTAAATGGTGGCGTATCCATGTAACCCAAGCCGTAATAGCAAAGTCTTTCAAAGGCTTTCTCTTGACTTTTTGCAGTGTCAGTAACTAGTTTTTGTTCCCATGCAGCCATCGATCCGGCGTTGACAGGGAAGTCTGATGGTTCATTAGGGAACTGGCCATCGGCATAACGCATGGCATAGATATGCTTGCAGTATCTATATTCATCTAAAGTGTAAGTCCAGAAATCACTGATCTCTCTGACTCGATCAGTTCCTAATTTTTTATAGTCGCCATACTTTGGCATGCCTTCTGCAACACCACTGGGTTCTATTCGATCACCAAATCCTCTGCGATACTGCATTCCAAAATCAGCAAAGATTCCCGGTAGATCACGGTACAATTTTTTAGGGTCATTAATATCTTTACCTACTAAGTCAGGTGGTAAGACCGCTCCTAATGGTGCAAAGCGTGTTGCTCCTATAAATCCTTCACCACTGGGATAGACAATCAGCATTTGTTTATTGTCTGCTACATCATTAAATATTTTTTGTTGTGCTGCTACTAATATTTTTCCTCTTTCATTGGCGCGTACCATTTCTTCGTAACGACCTGGTTTAACTGTGGCACATTTGCTTTTGGCAAATTTTTGTCCTTTACGTAAACCTAAACTTGAAAGATAAGCATAATTACGACGACTGAAATCTTGACAACTACAAGAATACCGGGCACCTGTTTGAAAGAATCTTCCTGCATGGGGTGGAATTTTTGATGGCGTCTCTAGCACTCCATCTTCTGTTGACTGTACTGAACCTCGTTTGGCTAACTTTAAAACTCCTTGGTTCTGATCTACATCGATTAATGTGGCTTGAACAAACCCGAAACGTTTTCCTGTTAAAGGATCACGTGTATCTGAATCAATAGCTTGGCCAGAAAAAGTAACAATTGTATCTTCTAAGATGTCTCCATTAATCGGTTTGATTCCCACTGGTCCGCCGATCGATACAAATAAAGGAGGAGGCACTGGGCCTGATACTCCTGAAATTGTTATTGGTCCAAAGACACCACTTAGTTGTATGTACCAAAAATCTAAATTATCTTGTGGTCGTCCTAAGAATAATTTATCTGCTGGAACCTCACCTGAAATAGCCAGAGGTGTTCCGTTTTGAGCCGTTAATCCATCAAAGCGTAAGTTACCTGCTTCAATTTTACCGGCCCAATGCATGCCATATTCTTTATTTTCAGTTATAAATCCTTGTAGTGATCCGCTAATAAATGGTGGTCTGTTACCAACAACAGGTTGGCTTCCTAATGGAACTTCATAAATGAATCTGTAAAAGAAAGGACGTTCAACACCATTCGATGTTGCTAATTCCCAGCCGCGTCTCCACCTGGACCAGGCAGCTTCTCGATCACTGGTATAAATAGCATCTGGAATACTTCCACCGAAGTCACCCTGGATCGGTGCAATGGTATATTTTTTTGTTCCGATATCAGGCTTTTCTATTTTAGAAAAAGAATTCGCACCGAAGTTTCCAAAGTTACCTCCTGGCCGTCTTCTTTTTCCCATATCAATAGAAACCGCCTTGGCAAGTTACATGGGCACCTGGGATGTAACCAGAGATTGAACTAAAGGCTCCACGTTGCTGAACACCGATGTAAAGTCGTTGTCCTCTTTGTAAAACAATTGCACGATTTTTTAATGGTGTAGCTGGTCCCAAACCTGCTGTACTTCCAGTTTCAGGCACAGGGGCCATGAGTTCTGGCATCACATCACTACAATCGACGGCTTGGACACCCTCTGGAATTGTTTTGGAAAACAACACTCGGTAGTCACCATCACCAGGGATAGGAACTGTGGTGCCATTAACTAAATAAGCTACGAAAGTGACACTGGGTTGAGTCGTATCGTTTGGTGAAGTATATGAAAAACCCCCTGCAATGTTGTATGAGATTGCAGTGTTTACACCACCAGATGTAACTAATCCTGTATAAGTATAAAAACCTACGCCATTGCCAGGTGGAGTTGAAAGAACTCCTGTTTCTTGTACGTGAACGGCTTGACCACTGACTAAACCAATATACTCACCTGATGTTGCTGTATTAACAACGTAATCAGGATTAGTGCCAATAGTAGTGTCATCCCGTTGGATACGAATACCATCAATGATGCCACCGCTATTGTTGTCAGTGCTGAGCGTTGCATCCATATCAACGACTAGTACTGGTGCTTGTCCACCAAGTACGTTTAAGTTTGTTGCATCACCAACAACCTGATTCGTAATTCGCGACGTTGTAATTAGCGGACGATCTACAAAAACTGGTTGCTTATTGGTATTAGTAGAAGTCATTGGCTCAGTATTCTATTGTCCTATTTTAGAACAACAACTCTAAGGGGTTTGCGTAGCCAGATCCAACTCCACCTGCACCCATCTTTATATTTTTAATGAAACTTTCTATTGGGCTTTTGTAGGTGCTTTTTGTTAAGCTTTGATCTTCTAACCGTTTTTGTATAGCTTGATTGAGAAGTGAATTAACAAATCCTTCAGCTATTTCTTCTTCTGGATTTTGTTTTACACCTTCAGTAAATGAGAAAAGATTGATCGTATTTCCCCCTCCACCAGAGAGTTGATTCATTTGCCGATTCAGAAAACCACTTGGGCTTACTGCATCTGAATCTGAGTAGTCACCTAAATATTCTTGTCCTATTTTGTAGAGGCTACCGCCCGGTGCCATTTGTGCACCTGTGATATCACTGTCTGTGTTATTTGAATCTTTATCTCTTTGATAGGGATTACCAACTAAAACAGTTCGGTACAGTTGTACTGCATCCATCCCTGGTTTAAATCCTCGCTGGTCAAAATACTTTTTGACATAAGGCATTTGCTCAGCAATGCTCATGTCACGTACTGGCAAGTTCACCTCATTTCTTGCCCCAGGTCCAAATTGAATTAGCCCTCGATAGTTGCCGCCATCACCACCCCAGACATTTGGTCTGAAGCCTGATTCCATGTGGATCAGTCCTGCTAATGTCGGGGCAGGAACTCCTAGTTGTTTAGCTGTTCTGATAACTGCAGCTTTATCGTATGGAGCTAATTCCATGATTATTTAGCTTTTGCTTTAATGTCTGCCAGCATTTTTTCGACTTCTGCAATTCTTGATGCCACGTCATCAATTGCAATTTGTTCTTGAACCTTAGTGTTCAGATCATCTGCAAAAGCCATTTCCACTTTTTCTTGTGGACTCATATTTGCGTATGCAAAGTTATCGCTATATGCAGTCGTGTCGTTACTTATCAGTGCTGATGTTGCTTCATTATCAATCATCGTATAAGGAGCAGTTACATATCCTTCTTTAGTGAAGTTTTCCAGAGACATTGTTTGTCCGTCTGGGAATGTTGCTCTGGTTTTAGGATCGACTGACATAACACCCCGTGGTTCATACATTTCAGGATATTTTTGTCTGTGAATTGCAAGTCCTAAGTTACGTACTGCATCCATGGACTGCTTACCCTTCATGGCCTGTTGGCCTTGTCCATAAACCTGTAAGGCAAAAGCTGTCGGATCGATCATGGTCTGCTCTGCACTTGCAGGCAGTTGAGTTGCTGGATCAACAGCAGCAGGACGCACCTGGGTGTTTGTAGTCAGCGCACCATTTTCTGTTGAAACAGGACGAGGCGGCACGTAGCCAGTGCGCTCATCACGATCTAGTTGATCTTTCAGTCGTGGATTAAAAGCATTCGGATCCCCATAAACTCGACCAGGTTGATACATGGTCTCAAAAACAGTTTTGGGCTTAGTTCCATATTTTTGGACCCCATAAGGTGCAGAACTATTTTGGATATATCTCAATTCATTACCAAGATCAAATTCTTTGCCTTTGAAGTTGGTATAAGGAATCCTGCCTTGGCCCAACATATTAGCCATATATTGGAGATTATTGAAAGGCGAATACTTTCCAGACATAATACTTTTAGCGATACGTACGGTGTAGATAGATGTTTGCTCCTACTGCAGTATCAGCAGGGCCAGGTAGAGCCATAATGAACTCTGCACCAGAACGTTCATATCGGTAACGTGCCTGGAATTCGTCTTTGTAGTTAGGAACGTATAGTATTTGTGCAAGACGATTTGTCTCATACAGGTATACTTCGTCCCAAACTTTTAAGGCTTCCTTTACTGTACTTGACCTAATCGTTCGATCAACGTCACCAATGATGCCTTCAATACGTGTGCTTGGCGGCGTAAATCCTGGCTCAAAAGAAGCTAATTGTGTTTTACGTTCAGCTGCATCGCAGCGATTAATCTGATAAATAATCTTATCAGCGAAGACTGAATCCGGTACGGAATTCATTGCTTCTTCCAGACGGGCGTAATCACCTGCTGGAACACTCACAATGTAGTAGCCCAGGTGATAACGAATACGGCTTTTATTAAACTGTGAAAGCTGCGACACGCTACCCCGTCATATCTGTTTATTATAGATCTACTCAATAAAAAAAGCCCCGTAGGGCTTAGTTTCAGACGCGAACTAGATCAGCTGCAAATACTGAATCCCAATCAACTCGCGGAATTTGTCTTAGTTGTTCGAGGCTATTAAATCTTTCGCCCGACAATGACAGCTGCAATTCTTTAATATCCTTGGCGGTTTTAAGACCAACTCCCTTAATGTGATCAGCAATCATTTGAGCAGTAGCGCCGTTAATGTTTAACCGTTGATCAGTAGGGAACTTGCGTGGTTCATCTCCTTTAGCTGCATCTTTTACTTGTAATGATTTTACTTTCTTAGTTGCATTTGGATCTTGTTCAATTTCCGTATGGTAGACCGTAAAGATTTTTCCGTCTTGATCTTCTACCATATACCAATCGCCATCTTCCCACTCAGTTACAACTTTAACGCGGGCTCCAGTTCGCTTATGTTGATAAAGCATTGATGTGTCAGGCATTAGGACCAATATTTATTACTGGTCCTATGTTAACCTAATTAGCCACTATTTTTCTGAATTGAGTAGATAAAATAGCGGCTAATACGCTCAGTTGTACTGTTGGCCTGGAAGCAGACTTTCAGTCTTGTATGGCAGATACTGTTCAATGTCGTTGTAGTTGACAGGAACGTCAGGCTGGATAAAGCAAACTTCAACAATGATGTATCCGACATTACCGGCGACGAAGTCTGCATCGGTAATTGCCCAACCACCAGCGACAGATGTGCTGTTCGTTGCTGCCTTGGAATAGACAAAGAACTCTTGTCCTGAGGTGTACTCCTTGTAGAGCATTGGCGTGGTCAGAGTGGTAGCAGTCTGGAAAGGATTGGTTCCCAGAGCACCACTACCTGCAGGGATGTTGTTAGAAACTGCAGTCAGGTTGGCTGCTTGAACAACACCGGAGAAGCTCTCGGGAGCTGTAGCAGTACCAGGGCCGAAGCCAATGACTTGAGTTGCGTTCTCAGTAATGATGCCGTCCTCAGCAACGCGACCGTCGCCCCAGCCAGAAGCAACTGAAATAGAAGCACGGTAGACATAAGCAGGACGCTCTGTACTACCACTAACAACCATGCCAGTGATGTTTTGGCGAGTGGCGTCATTCTTGTAAGGAGAAGGAATGACCACCTGCGATACGTCAACGAAATCTGCACCAGCGTTACCACTGGTGTTCGTGACGGCTACATAGCCACGGAGCTGGAAGAAACGCCAGCCAGGGTTAGCTAAGACAGAAGTCGGGCCACCATATGAACCCACTGCAGTACCACCTGCAATAGGAATGTTTTGATACCAGCCGTTGAGCGGCTCAGCCATATCGGCTGGGTAAATAACTTTTGCTGTTCTGTATGTCATCGATTGTATCCTTTTATTTGTGTATTAGTTTGTACGTCAAACGTTACCATCATCAGCAACAAAGCTGAATGCGGTGGTGATGAAATCGGTGTTTAACACTTCAAAACCGGCGTACAATTGCCAGATCAAAATGATAAAGCGACTGAAGTCATCGTTGTTGTTAATTAACACTTGGGCATTGGGTCCACCAATACCTACGCCGATGGATTGAGGGCCGAAGAAGAAACCTTGAGCCACTTCTTCTGCTGCATAAGGAGCAGCGCCAGTGAAGGAAGCTTGTACAGCTTTGGTGGGGAAGTTGGTTGACTCGAAGAACTTAACGCCTTCAAACTGGACACCAGTAGGCATCACAGGTTCACCGGCCAGGAAATACCCTTGTCCAGCCTGGGGACCCATGTAGAAGCTGGTGTTGTTAGGCATCATGGGGTTAGCCATGTACATGCCTTGTCCAGGATTGCCGCTGTAGCGGGCGATCTCACGGAAGTCTTCGTCCCTCCGCAGATGCATCATGAATGTGGGATCACAAATACAGCGGTACATTCCGTCTGCAAATGTGGGCACATTGCGCTTTCTCAGATCTTTGACGACCTCAAGAAGGTCAGTACGAACCGAGAACTGCTGGACCTGTGCAGTGAATTCTGCAGCAGTGTAGGTGATTTGATTTTGGGCGTTCTTTGCTTTGTCGCCAGCAAAATAGTAACCACCTTGCTTGGAGTTGGCTTGGCCTTGTGCTTCTGCTTTTGCAAGCTCATCAATGAAGACGCGGTCACGCCAACGGCGATAGTCATCCAGCAGCGTCAAGCTACCGATGGACTGGTGGAACATGTTGAGGTTGCCGGTGTCTAACAGCAGACGCTGTGCAGTCACCAAGGTTTCCCGTGCAATCTTGAACGTAGAAGGCTGGGTAGGATCGCCTGGATCTGCAGGGCCGGTGTATTCCTTAAGCACCACCAGAACTTTCTCTTTAGTGATGTTACGGCTATTTGCAGTACCAATCGTCTGGTCGGAGATACGCTCGCGGCTATCCTTAGTACCAGGTTGTCCCCAAAACTTGTAACGATCGAGTTGCACAGTCTGGCCGGGTTGTGATGTGAAATCATGCACAACTACAGGCTCTGTTGCCATCTCACAGATGTAAGCTGGGTGGGGCCGATATAATTCAGCACCTAAGATTTTTGGAAAATCGTTGTCTAAGAACACTTTCTTTTATCCTCCAGTGTCGCAGGAATAATGTTTTTGTCGGTCGAAAGATTCGGACAAAAAGTCCTATCTAAATTTAAGTTTAACAGTCTTTAATGTTTGTAGTATCAAGTACCTACACCCATTGCGCCAGGAACCATTAATGCGCCCATACCTAACATGTTTCTTCGTGAATTAGCGGTATTACTTGAACCAGGTGCTTCTGGATCGATGCCTAACATTTCACCAACTGCGCCGATGGCACGGCCAGCAGCCATACCACCGAGAGCAGCAGCGCCTGCACTAACAGGAACTAAGACTCCCATAGCGCCACGGCGAATATTTTGTTCGGTGTAAATGTTATCAGTTACATTCTGAGAATTTCGCATGTTGTCATCAACCCGTTTTTCGGCAGCTGAGTAAGCACGTGTTTCGCCATCTGCACCAGATCTCATGCCTCGCGTGCGTTTATAAAGCTCGCCTTGGTCTTGAACTTGCTGATTTAAATCGACAACTCTTTGCCTGGCACCTGGAGCAAATTTGCCAGCAAGGCGCATGCCGCCGAGGCCACCAGCAAAACCGCCGACCCCAGCACCTACAACTGAAAGAGGATCATTGCCTTGAGCGGCAGCAAGTGCGGCTGTGCCTACACCTACTGCTGCTGGGATTCCATATTCAATCCGTCGACGGGTCATCGGATCACTCCATCACGAAGAGTTTTTGAGACATGGATTGAGGAGAAGCCTGATTAATCAGACGCCATGCCTGGCTGGGATCCACTTCCATTTGCTGTTTGAAGGTGCCCCAGAAATCTTGAGGAGCCTGGGCTGCTGCAGCCTGAGGAGGTGCGGGCATTCCAACGCCTTGATTAACAGCGGGGCCAGTGGGATAACCGGGTGTTTCTAAATCACGCTCAGATTCATACACAGGGTATGGACCTTCAGGACCAAAGAAGTTCAGCGTGTAATCGCTGAGGACATCAGGGTTGGTCAGGATTTCGTTATAAGCCAGGTTCTCACGGTGCTCGTTAACCATGAAGTTGGCTGATTGATAGAACAGTCGTTGAGCTTCGTTGCCCCAGTCGACTGCACTATCGAGCATTCCTTCGAGGTTTAGAGCGTACTGATTTAGAATCGCTGGAGCCTCGGTTCCGTAGTTTGCCACTACCATCCGACTCTCCGGACTCCAATCCAGCAGATTCGCTACGTCCTCTAATGAGTTGATTGAGGAAGTTGGGGAAGAGTTGCTGTATGAGGTCTGGTTTGTTGTATAGGTCGGCTGAGCCGATTGCTGCTGCTCCCAAGTTGGAGCCTGGCTGGGATTGGCCTGAGTACCCCAGTTGGCCTGGGTATATTGATTCGCTGCCGGAACCGGGGCCTGTGACGGTTGACCCTGGAACGGGGATGGCACCGGGCTCCCCAGTAGATTCACCACCTTGTTGAACGCCGATTCCCATGGGTTCCCCTGAGAGTCCTGGGATTGGGGGGCGTATTGTGACGGGTTTGATGGGTAATTGGTACTCGGCACCGATGGGGCCTGGGGCACCGCCTGGGGGTAATAGGTTCCCACTTGCTGAGTCGGAGCCGCCGCTGGAGCTGCCGGGGCCGGAGCTGCCGGTGCTGCCGCCACGTAGCTGCTCGGGGCCACGGACTGGGGGCTCGTCTGTGGGATCGATTGGACGGAAGCGTCCTGCATAACTCATCTCCTTTTGCATACATTCAAGAGTTCGATACAGATATGGAGTTAGATCCAATCTTGGGTCCGCTGCCATCGGTAAATCCGGTGATTGCGGATGCGGGGTCTGCATCATCCCCGCAATCAACTTTGCAAATTGGTTGTAAGCACCTTGCAATTCGTTGACCATTCTGAACGGAAAACCCGAAAGCATTTCCGCTCTTTCTTCATCAGTTTTGGATGGAAAAAGATACTTCAGTGCTTCTATGCTATCAACACCCAACTCTTGTAAGTTCCTTACAACAATTGAATTGTTCAGAATATCTTGTGTGGATTCCTCGTATACAGGGCCTAACCAACGCCAAAGCATTGTGATATCCCCATCAGGAATTAATCCCCTGACACCAGGAGGAATCATCTGAGCACGAACACAAGCAGCGATTAATCCTTTAATACGCTCTTCGTATTCCATTATGGCTTGTTTATACATCTCCTCTTCTTCTGGAGGTGCGCCTGGTGCAGGAGGAATTGGCTTTTCAAACTTTGCTGCAGCGGCCAACGTGTCTTTAAACAGCTGTTCCTCTTGATAGATAATCAGCTCCATGCAGCGGCAGATGCCGTGCTCATAAATGGAGTTTGCCTTTTTCTTACTGGTTGCCGCAACACGGCCATATAGTGATTTATACTCAGTTGCCGTCACACCAGCTGAGATTGAAAGTTCGTCTACACCTCCTAGTGCTGTTCGGATCTCTTCTCGGAATTGCCGTACAAATGCATTCTGATCTCCAGAGATCGCATCGGGAACAATATAACCAACGCGATCATTGGGTTCTAGGTTGGCAATCACCCTAGGAACACGCATCTGACCATCAACACCACGGGTGATTGGGTCTTGTTTAAACGTGGACCTGGACAGTGGTGACATGCTTTGGAAACCAGAGTTTGCTGCAATCGATGGTCGTTGTGGTACACCATCATTACCTGGTTCCATCAAGTCAGTTTTGGGTCTGGAAGATAGCAGTGTGGGGTTACCAAAGAACTGCAGGTTCTTCTTCATGTTCCGCACAAGGTCATCATGCGTAACGATGTGATTAGCCAGTTGATCAAATTCACCACTGCCATCCATGGTGAATCCTTTGGGGTTATTGAAGATCTCTACACAAGGGATATACCGCAATGTATTAGGGAACGTTTTTGTCTTACCAGGCATTGTTGCGCTGATATTGTCAAAGGTCATCTCGCCTTCTGAATGCGTTTCTTCAATGACATCTGGTTTGATTGATAGTCTGATGTATCGTTTCTGTCCTTGAGAATCTTGTTTGTAACCACCACTGACTTGAGCTAATGCTGACGGTGTATCAATACCACCAAGACCAATGTCCTGGTACATACTGTTTTTACCCTGTTTAACCTTATAGCTATAGATAATGACGACTTCTTCTAGTTCACCATCAACGTTGTAATAGCTTCTGTATTCGTGAGATCTGAAATAATAGAGACGATAATTGTTTTCAGTTGGTCTGATATAAAACAATCCAGTGCCATCACATAAGAAGTAGTCCCAGATTGAATCCAGCCTGGTATCTAGCTTGTTGTATTTAGCGACCTTATCGATAAAGTCTTTACGTTGTGCACCGAAGTTATCTTGTGACGGAAAGAACTCAACTCCTTGGCGAATGCCAAAGAGTTTCATCTGAGCAATGTGTGCTGCAACAATACCAGTATCAACGTATTGACTGCCATCACGTTCGATATAGGAATTAATAATTTCCTGCAGTCGTGCACGGGTTTCCGACATTATTTAGCAGACTTATTTTTATACATCCTAGCAGCTTTACCGGCCTTTTTAGCTTTCTCAGTATTAGGAACAAACTGCTTTCCTTTCTTAGAAGCAGCTTGTTTTTTAGCATCAGTCTTGTCACGTTCTTCTGGTGACAATTTTGCCCAGGCTTTTTTCGGCAAATAACGTTTGGTTGTGCCGTCTTTTTGAATTGCTTTATCTGCCATGGTTATGCATTCATATATTTACCAGCAATCTTGCCAAGCTTTTTAGCCTGTTCGCCATGCATCTTGACCGCTGCCTGTAGCTGTTTCTGAATGGTCTTAATGGTCTTTACGTCAGCTTTGCTCATGATTTGTCCTTGGCTTTTTTTGCAGCCTTTGCGGCTTTTTTGGCTTTACCCTTTTCGTATTCGTCTTTAGTCTGCCAATCTTCTTTACCCCATTTGCTTAATGATTTTTGTTTAGCACCTTTACCACCTTTGTACCCGCCACCAGCTTTCTTATACTCGGAAGCTACGAGCTGCGCTTTACGTGCAGACCACTGACCAGCTTTACCACCTTTGGTTCCTTTCATGACACGGTTTTTAATCCGTTCACGCAGTTCTGGTTTCGTGTATTTGCTGTCGTCTTGAGCCATTATGCTTGAGGAAATGTAATCGGAGGTAAGCCAAGTACTCTTTCTATTTCTCTTCTAACTTTTCTTGCACCTGGTAGTTTGGGATCGTTGTAGATACTGTAGCCAGGAGTGCCTGGTCCTGATTTAGGCTTGATATCAAAACTAGGATTACCAGCCATCATCATTCCTGGAACACCCATGCTCATGTGTAGATAATTACCTTGTGGTTGCATGACACCCAACATGGCACCAAAATTACCGCCAAATCTCGGGTCCATTACGATACCCTCTTATTTAAGAATCCAGAATTCTTAGCAGGGTATTGATCTTGATTTAAACCACCAACGTTGCCACCGGCTGTGCCCTGGAAACCACCGACAACCTGGCCTACCAAGCCTAAGTTCTGATAAGGGTTTTGTGCAATTTGTCCTGCCATACCAAACATGTTCATCCCAGGCACCGCTTGTCCCATTTGAGGTCCACCGAACATGCTGTTTTGTGGAGTGGCTTCTTCTTGATTTGGAGAAATACCCTGCATCATGCTATTGATTCCCCCAATCAGTCCGCCATAGGCTCCAATGTTTCCCATGCCTCCACCAACGGTGTAACCCTGGCTGTAGTTATACATTCTGAATATTCATTTCTTTCATTCTACACTTTGAGATCTTTTGTCCAATAAGGTGGACCTTCTTTATCTGTAAGATTCCACTGTTTAACAAAGAAGTCTTTACGGTTTTCCTTCTTAATGAATAAGGGATGATCTTGTAAATTCTCATATTCAATTTCTCTCCAGTCACCTGTTGGCATCGTTTGTTTTAAATTTTGCCATAGATTATTCATAAACTTGACTTGCTCTTGTAAAAACTCTTCCCAATTGTCTTTGTGGTCCTCCTGCAACCATTTAATCCTTTTCATGCTTTCCAAAATATCCGTAGGGTTGCGCTTGACTCCAATAAATCGAATATTTGGAATCTTGTCATAGATTGGTCTCCAGGCTGTCAGTGCTGCTGGACAATGAATTACGAGGTTCGTTCTGCCAACATCAAGCAGTTTATTAATTAAATTGATTCCTCGTCCTACTGGTAAAAATTCAAATTCATCAATATGATCTGCATCTAAATAATCAGCAAGTATTTTAGAGGTGATTAAGGTTCCACTACGCTGACAACCTACTACTAAAGTCGGTCTAATCGATTGGCTCATACCCTCCTTCACCATTGAGACGCTGAAGAATAATACCATCACCTTTAATGTCCCAGGTTAAAAGTGTGTTCTCTTCCCAACCAAGTGTTTCTATAATCTCTTCTGGAATTTGAATAATGAGTTCTCCATCTTGATCTTCTTCAACTTCTACGTAATAACTCATTTTGTTAAAAGCTTTTCGACAAGTTTATCAAGCTTAGTGTTTATTTCGCTGAATTCATTGTTCATTCGCTCCATTTCTCGTATATAATCCTGCTTCAAAACGTATTCAAGTGGCAATCGATCGATGCGATCCTCGAGTGTTCGCATCCTTCCAAAAACTTTCCCACAGAACCATCCTCCTCCTGAAACGACTGCTATAGCTACAGCAATGACTTGTTCCATTTAATAATCCAATTGAAGTTGTCCACGTTTCATCAGTCCAGTAACCAGCCAAACAAGTGCATCCACACAGTCATCATGGGAGCTAACACCAAAGTTGGTTAGCTCTTCAAACATATTTGTGAAGTTCCTGTACCTGTTAAATATTATTTTACGATCCTCAAACATTCCCATAATTCCACGGAAACGTGCCAGTTTGTCTGAACGGAATCCTTTGACTGGATGCCAAATTAAATTATAAAGGTTCTCATTCTGCAGGCAGATTCGTTTGAAGTCTGCTTCTAAGGAAGCCTGGTATTGCACAGCTTCTGACCAGATGTCACAGGTTGAATAGGTTGGGAACCACAGGCCATCAGCTTGTTGGCCAATAATTGACCAGTCATGCAATAGCTCTTTCATGGCATCGAGCTTTTCGAGGTTGCCCATGACACGCAACCGCCTGTAGTCAATGATGTGGATTTTGTCTCCGATACGACCACCCAGTACCATGACTGTGTAGTCGTTCTTTTCCTTCACTCCTGCCGATAGATCCACACCAATACCGAGACAATCAAATTCTGTTGAGATCTCAGCTTTGACTAGTAATTCTGGTGCCAGTGACAGTTCATTCTGCCTGACAATTGTATTCATGTACTGAAACGAAAAAGCAATAGGAGCTTGGCGTTTCTTTTCTTTGAGGTACTCTAAGGACCACATCTCAGGCCAATATGACTCTTCATCGCCTGTCTCCGGGTTATTTAAGATCGCTGATAGGACGATTTGAGTCCAATTATTTTGTGGGCAAAACGTTGTGGCATGGATATCGTCATGACGGAATCGTGTACCCAGGCAGATCGCCCGCCCTCCCTCAAACATTGTGGGAGCAATCACAGCATTCCAATTGTCCATCATCATCTTGCGAATGTCTGGGTTGCCAATATCGGCGGCAGATTTCACAGGGTCATCAATGATGACCAGATGAGAACGTTTGGAAGTCACTGAACCTTTTAATCCAGCGGCGCATAGAGTGAATTGTTCTTCACCAGTTGTATCAATGCCAGCAAACTTATGGTCGATTGACCAGTATTCATTGCTCGTAACGTTCTTGAGCAGCTTAACTTTGGGAAAAACTCTTTGATATTTCCTTGATGCGATGATTCGTTTGATAGTGGCTGACTTGGATCTGGCGATATCAACGGTATAACTGAGATAAAGAATTTGTAGTGGCTTCTTTGCCATGGTATGAATACCAATGGCCCATGCTGTATATAAACCCAGCACAGTCGATTTGGCTGAACCACGGGGGCCGAGTAAATCAATATTGGGACCGGCAATTTTAGTTAAACAGTTGGTGTCTTCGTTGGTAACTAATTGCCTATGCCAATCAAGATGATGTGGTGCTGGTGGTTTATCTGCTACGTATGCACAAAAGAAACCAAAGTCTTCTCTGGCTCTCTGAAAGATTTCTTCCTGGTCACTTTTACGAAAGCGATGTTTAGCTGCAGAAGCTTTAGCGTTACGTCTGTAAGCTAAATGTAAATGAGAAGGAGGTGCTGGCACTATCTAGCCTTTTACTATTTACATAGTATCAGTTTTTTCATCCATATATTTACCAGCTAAAGGTTGTTTTGGATATGGATTACCTTGCGTAGGTATTTCAGTAACCGGTCTGAAGTTATTAAATCCAGTGGCAAGCTTACGGTTCTTATCAATTGCACTCAAGATATTAGGGATAGAATTCTGATCGAATGTACGACCCATGAATTCTCTTTCGTCTGCTTGTACGTTTGATTTCATGACTAGCAATCTTCAAATTGAATTTTAGCCCATACAGCCATTCCTGCGTCTTGAAGTGCTCCTTCATTAGGTTCATCTTTAAAGATAGTGGCTAGCTCACGCAAAGCTCGATCCGCACCAGCTAAGAGTAAACCTCTTCTATCCTTGGAGGATACAAACTCATCAACTTGTGCAATCGTGCCACGGAGTTCTTTCTGCATAGAAGCAATCCGTGCTACGCCTGCATCACGCTTGACTAATCCTTTTTCTACATCAACACGTAATTTACGTACATCTTCTTGCATCTGTTCGATTTCATAAATCAAAACTTTATGATGATCTGGCTTAGGGTAATTAACCTTTAACCAGTCATCGACACAGATGATACTGCTGTCATAACCAAGAAAACGTGCGTACAGATAGACCTGGATGGAAGAGAACGTATCTTCTGCAAACGCATGAAAAGATTCTCTGGATGAACTGTCCAGGTTATCAATCCAATGATCAAAGACTTTGACGTTGATATCAGAATCGATACGCTGCGTCGGCTTGCCTACGGTCTCTGGCTTCGTCTTTTTCACTGAACTGCTGTGCTTGGGCATTAGTGGTACGTTGTTGATCACCAGCTTCCCTCATCTTGCCGATGGAGAAGTCGTAAGCTACCTGAGCAGCCTTTTTATACTTATCTAGATCAAAGTAATCGTCATTTTCATAAGTACTATCAACATCTTCTTTTTCTTTGAATTCATCCATAATGCTTATGCTTGCAGACTAAGTATTAAAAGGTTAGCCCTTGCTAGCTGCAAAGGCCTGTTTCGCAGACCATGGTTGAGAAAACTTCCGTGTCTTAGAAGTTGCTCATCATGGAAGCAAGACCCTGAGCGTAGATGTCGCGGCGTCCTTCAACAGACTTCTGACGTTGCTGACGCTTTTTAGATCCTTCCAACCGCGCAAGTAAATCAGCAAAGGTAGTAATATTTACCTGAGCGTCATTCCTGTTAGAAGTGCTATCTCCAGCAGTTTGATTGGCCATTTATAGGTTAAAGAATAACTACGTTAATTATACTACTTAGAAAACATCTAGATTTACCAGAAACCAGAGAAGAGACTTCCAAATAGACTAGCGTTCTGATTCATTTTCGCGACATCTTTCTGATATTGACCGGCGATTCTGGTGTTTTCATTTTGGTAAGCACCTTGTACAGCACTGTTTTGTGTATTCCAAGAGCCCATAATTTGTGCAACAGCTGCTTTGCCTTCGTTATCCAGTGATTGTAATGCCGCCTGACTAGCTGCATTAATTTCAGCAACGTTTGTTTGTGCAGTACTCGACATGTACGAGGCGTAATTACTAGCTCGTTCTGCAGCCTCTGAGGCAATCTTTTGTTGTAATGTATCTTGGCTCGATCCAAACATAGAAGCAGCACCTGCAACCTGGCCTAATGCCAATGCACCTTCCTGTCTGAGTTTTTCTACAGCAAGACTCTGTTGGCCAACTAAGGACTGTAGTTGTAATGCTGTATCTCTATCAAACGACGCAGGGGTTTGTCCAATGAAGCCGCCTCCTGAGCTGCCACCGCTTCCATAGGACGCACCAACTCCGCCACTATCGATTAAAGATATGTTTTTCTGTTCAATTTCATCTTGGGATAACCCAGAAATGTCGTCATAATATTTTTGAATTGCTTCTTCGGACGCTCCGCCAAATAGTGGATCATCACTATCTTTATAAAAGTCGTAAGTACTTGATGCTGACATTGTTTAACCTAAACTCCCATAAGCGCCCATCTTACTAGTATAATTCCTCAAACCTTGTTGAATGCTGGCCATCAACGCATCATTCTGTGCATACTTTTCTTCATTGTCACCAAAGACCATATAACCACCTGTTCTTTTACCTTGTGCATCACGCGCAAGCGGTCCATATTTAGCAGCATACTCTTGCTCGATAGCACTCATTCCAGGCGTATACAGGTCTGCTCCGGGTTGTTTTAATGCTTCAGAAGTAAGATATTCATTGAGTTGTCTCCTTGAACCAGTAGCACCCATTGCCCGTGCTTGTTCAAACAAGCGATTACGCAATTCTTCTGTTGCTAAGCCATCACTACCACCTAGATAGGTATTAGCGACACTATCAAAGATAGCATTTTGAGCGTCATCCGGTACTTGGTAATTAGCTAACCTTTTATATTTGCCCTTATTAACAAAATCACTGCCAGGTTCAATTCTGGAATCTAATAATTCGCGAGCATAAAAGGGATCTAAAGTCCCTGCATTGACTTGATCTAATAAATCGACAGAGTAATCTCTTAGCTCTTGTCCTTGAAAATAATTATTGCCACCACCAACACCAATGTCTAGGAGGTCATCAAATGCATCTGTTGTTTGATACTGTGGTGTTTTGCTACCAAAAAGACCGAAAATCATTAGAACCCTCCGTAAAGACCAGCAAGAACAGCAGAACGAGCCGGATCCATCCCTTGGAGTGCAGCTGTTCGTCCAAACTGTCGCCTAGCTGAGTCTTCATAAAGCCCACTACGCTGGAGATTAAGACGGGCCATCTCTGCTTTTTTATTTAATTCAAATAAGTTTTGGTTTCTTAAGAAATCAGCTCCGACTCCTGCTACTAAGTTATCTTGTTGAGCACGTTGTTGAATCCCAAATGCATCTTGAATACCACGGCTACGCTGACCCTGTTGGAGGATTCCACCTACTGCATTGATCCCTGCAATAGGTAAAGCTGCTTTAAATAAACCTGCAGCGCCTGCACCTGCCAATGCTGGAAAAATCATATCAGAACCTGTCCCTGGTATGTTTGCTTGGCTGCCTAGTTGCATTCCCTGCTCGAAACCTACATTGGGAAATGAAGAGGGTATGTTGAAACTAGTGTTTATGCCGCCAAATGTACTCATGATAAACCTATTTCTACTTTACATTTACTTAGCCTGTTCTAAAGCTATTCGAGAAGTTACCTAAAATGTTTCCTCGATTACCGGCATACAACAATGGTTGTGCAGCTTGTTGAGTTAACAAGATATTCTGCATGACATCGTTATAGGCTTGAGAAGGACCAGAAAAAGCTTTTGGTACATCTTTAAGGAGAGAAGCAAGAAGCGTAGACTTCGCTCCAAACTTAAACATATTCTCCGCTACTTCAAGTTGATAGTCTTTGATTGCACTTAACTCTCTGCCGGTACGATCCTCATCAAGTTTTGATTGTGCTGTGATGACTTTGATTCGATCATCCGCAGACATCGGCTTTAAAAAGCTGAGCGGATTATTAAAATCGTTAGGATCGTCTCTTGTCTCCTCTGGTAGAGATGGCTCACCATCCTCCGTAGTTGGTGCGTTCGTCTCAGTTACTGCAGATTCTGCTCCACCAAAGCCATAGCGATTTCCCGCTGGGGGTGTGTAATAACTTTGAGGAATAGCACCTGGAAAGCCAGTATAAAATGGCAAGTCTGCGTAAGGTGCAAACTCACGCGGGTACATACTTCTAAAAGGAGTAACTTGTAATTTAGTTGCCATGATCAACCAAAGCTAATTTGCGGAGCTTTAAGAACGCTGTCAGCATATGGATTACTCGTAATTGCAGTTCGTAGAGTTTCACCCATTTGTGCTTGTGCGCCTTCAGCAAGTCTGCCTGCTGTAGCGACAACGCCCATGTTCATATAGTTCTGTGCATTCGATGCATTCAGTTGCTGCTGACGAACCAGTGCTTGATTCTGTAGTTGATTTATAAGAGGAAGCATTCTCTTTGTTTGTAAATACTCTGCATCCTGATAGTTTTTATTCAAGTCAGTCATTGCTGCAACTTGAGTAGCAAGGTTGGCACTAGCCATGATGCCGTTTGCTTGTGCAGCCGTTTCTGCATCTTGGAGAATGCGCTTGCGTTGTGCTCCACGACTATCGCCACGTCCTGTTACTGCGCCGACTTTATCTTCTGCAAAACCACCAACAGCAGCACTGAGGTTGCCTGCAACATTACCACCAAAGATAGAAGCAGCTGTTGTGGCTGCAAGTCCAACAAGGGGATTTGCGTTCCTCAAAGCTCTGTTGGCAATAGCACCTGCAGCGACAGCTCCTGTGCCACCACCGATAACTTGGCCAAGTCCTTCGCCAACTTCACCTTCCCCCATACGCTGAACACCGCCCAGGCCTTGAAGCAACGCACCAGAAAGCATTGCTCCACGGGGAAACAACGCATTATTTCTTACAGCACCTTCAGCAGCTAACCTTTGTTCCTGTAAAAACTTTGTTGCATTCTTTAAGTCTTGTGAGTAGTCGCGGTTAAGAACGTTTTGGTTTGCTACTGCTTCAGGACTTAGTGGGTTGTAATAAACCATATAAGTTCAACCTAATAATAATATCTAAATTCTATCGCAGCTAATATCCTGCAGAATAAAGGCCCTTCGGAAACTCCTCATTAGGAGGAACAACTTCATCGTATTTTTTACCATCTTCATCGATCAGTGTTTTACCCTCGTTTGCCATTGCAACTGCCTTGTCTGGTAAGTCACTGACATAGATCGGTTGACTTGGATTACGTGTGGCAACGTCATATTCATAGGTGCTTGGTAATTCTGGGTTACCGGCAGTTGCAATCGCACGGTTCAATAATTTACCTACAACAGCACCAGCTAATGCACTACCAGCTCCAATCGCTGCAACCCTGCTGGCAGGAACTCGCTGCCCTGGACGAACCACTTTTGAACCACGCGAAAGCTTTGTTACTTTGCCCTGTTGCAAATTAGGTTCTGTGGCAAGCCTCACACCTGCCGTACCACCAATAGCTGCGCCTAATGATTGGAGTCCAATGGGAAATCCAGCCAAACGAATTTCGGGTTCTCCTTGGAGGTTTTCTGTAGTGCCTTTAATGATACCGAGACCCAAGGGGCCTTTGTCGTTGTAGAGGAAGTTTTGATAATTCGCATAACGTTGTTTAGTTAAATCAGGAATATCCTGTTTTGCAGTTTCAAATTTAAGCGGTCTACCTTGACGGCCTAAAGCAAATCGATTTGCTAATTCTGGAAGAACTTGTGTGGTTTGCCTGCGATCATCACTGCCTGGTTCAGCATATTCCTGTGCAAACCCTTTAGGCCTACCTAACTCACCAATATTAGTTAAATCAAATGTACCAAGGGTTGCACCAACTGGGAGACCAATTGCTGCCAAATTAATTGCATTCTTACGCACCGGATCATTGTTGTAAGCTTCTAGTCCAGGCGTTATTCCCTCATAGGCACGGGTAATAATCTGCATCGGATGGTTGTAACGCCAGTAAACATTACGTGTGCCATCACTACCCACATCAACAAATAGACGTGTGCCCACAGCACCGGCTAATTCTCGCGGCGTTTTTAGATTGACTCCTTTTTTATTCAGCTCATCATAAAATTTACGGCTGTTATTACTGACACCAGGGATGACACTTTGCCCGTAATCACTGAGTTCCCTCATGACATCACGTGCTTTTCTTGCACCCGCAAGTTCAGGAGTTCCTTCTAAGGCTTTTCTTAAAGTCTGATATCCAAGCATGATTAGAGTCCTAACATTGCAGCAGCATTTTTAGCCATATTCGGATCATTCTGTAATGGCACAGACATGACATCGTTCATCAATTGTTTTGCCTGTGACTGTCTAGAAGGTAATCCTAAATCTTGGAAATTAGTATAAGGAAGATATGCACCAGCTAATAAATTAGGATCTAAGTTTACCAGTGCACGTTGCACTTGTTGAGCATCAATTGAAGTCGTTGAATTTGTTGGATTAGGAATCATCCTATCCGTTCCTCCTAAAGCCCTGAACACTGTTGGTGTGACACCAAGAGATGCTGCAAGGTTGATCGCACCTTCGCCTTTGCGTCTGATGGGATTGCCTTTGTCGTCAAATTTCAACTTGCCTTTGCCCAGGCCCCGGCGTAATCCTTGAGCGCCACCAGAAACCACCGCATCAGTAACGGCATAACCTAAGTTCATACCCAGATTATTCAGGCCTTGACCTGAGCCAATGTCCATTGCTGTACCAGCAGCAAAGTTAATACCACCACTGACAGCAGCTTCTTTAAGTAACTGAGCAAAACCAGCTTTGCCGCCAAACTTTCCTGCTACAGCAGCTGCGCCTTTAGCGCCAAGAATTTTAGTTCCCAGCTTTCCTAAACCAGCAAGTATTCCTAAAGCAGGGGCAACCATATTATTACACTAATTCACTGTATTTTAAGCGGTCTTAACTTCCTCCTTTTCCTTCTTCCTTTTCCTTCTTGTCTTTCTCTCTTCTTGGATTCATTAACTGAGCCACCGTCTTATTGTCTTCGTATTCGTTCTCAGCTATATTCTCTTCTCTATTCATAATATGATTCATCGGATCGAGGTTAGTGCTTCTTGGCATTGGATTGCGTATTGCAGTTTCTACGGTTGGACTGTTGAAATACAACTCAGCCCAGATTTCTTTGTATTCTGGATACATCGTAAATCTTATAGGAGTATTGGGTCTGCCAATCTCAAAGTCATAGAGTTCTTCTCGTTGATTATCAAAACGTCCTTTACCACCAGTAAAGACTTCATACGATTGTGGATCAGCACCAATAAAGTTCAGCCTTGGATTAAGAGTTTGCTTTCTAGCTAATAAGCGATTGCGAATACTACCAGCATCAAAGTGTGCGTTAATTTTAAAAGGCGGATCAACAATCGGTCCAGCAAATGATTCACCAAAATTGCGATTGATTTTATTGGCTGGATTTGTTGCATAAAAAGCTAGCTGTACCTCATCAACAGCATCAGCTGGGTTAGATAAACGCTTACGGTCTAGAGGCATTACTTCTTACTCTTCTTTTTAACAGGAACACAATTAGGAACTTTTTTACCAGTTTTCTTGGAAGTCTTCATACCTTGCTTCTTGTAGCCTTTCCAACAAGGATCACTTTTCTTTTTTGCTGGCATTACTCTTCTTTCGTTTGTTTAATTTTACAAGTGTTTTGCGTAAGTTTGCTTGTTTCTGTGTTTTCTTGTCAAACTTATCGGGATTACGTTCAACGTTCGCTTGCAATTGTGCAGGTGTAATTCCTTTCTTCTTTGCTTTAGCGGTGAAGGCACCAGGGTTTTTAATTGCCTTCTTGATGAATTTCTTTTTTTCAGTCATGATTAGTTTCTCCGTGAGCCACGACGACGGTCAGCTTGTGCCAGGGATCTGGACATCATTACATTAATATCATTCTCGCCCATTGAGCTGATTGGATCAACCGGATCATCGAATTGACCTTGCAAGTAAGAGAGATTGCGCGTGGCTGGTTCGTTGTCTGGAACAGGATCGAAGCGAGCACCATAGGCTGCATTAGCTAGATCATTATAAGGTCGCTTGGTATTCGCAATCGCTTGTGCATTAGCAGTCATATTGCCACCAAGATTGCTGAGGTAAGCAACACGCCTTTCGCTGGGAGGAGTCTCCATGGCTGCTCTGTAATCCACCATCTGAGCACCAGCTGTGCCAACATCTCGCCTGTTAATAGAAGAACCAAAAGATCGAATTTGAGATGGTCTACTTCTTGTTTGTTCAATGACTCGTTCTGAAATAGGTGAATAGGTGCGTTCGATTGTTTGATCAGGAATTACCGCAAACTTATTTGTCAGCCTTGGTGGCAGTTGATTTCCTGTATACCTTTCACGTGGTGCTGCACTATCGGATGTACTAAGAACTCGACCATATCTGACATTACGTTCTTTACCTGTGCTTGGATCAACAACCTTTTTATCCTGCACCAGCCTGGCATCCAGCACAACCTGTGGTGCTGTGTTAATACGTGGTGTCATGAAGGCGACATTCCGCATATCGTCATAGTCATCACCAATCGTCATTGGATCGATACCACCAACACCTCCGGTCTTGACTGCACTGGGAATTTCAAGTGCTTCACCCTGTGTCCTTGGCGTGAGCACCATGTCTGTTCCTTGTTTTTGATAGTCATAAATAATGTTGCCGTCTGCATCAAGCGCAGCTTTTGCGCCATACTTTCTTGTTTCTTTCGTTGTTCCTAACAAGTCGTTCAGGAATGTATGTGCAGCTGTGCTGTGATAACTACCAAATTTATTCTTTTGCGTTTCAAGGACAGGAATCTCTACGCCTTGCTGTAGCAGCTCATCGTACAGTCTGCCAATGATGAAGTCATTGCGAGTTGCACCACTGCCGATTTCATTCAGTAGTTTGCCGCTAGCTACACCCTCTGCTAATTCACCAGGTCTGAATTGTTCCAAGAAGTTTTTCTTCATGGAAGGGTTATTGCTGTAATCGTAGAGAGCATCATCGACAATCTTTTGAACTTTTCTGCGGCTCAATTGGAAATCAACAAACGGTCTGTCCTCTAAGAATTGCAAGCTGGTGCTGCCATCAGGATTCTTCATGCGTGTAGCCATGCGTCCTTGCAAAGGCTCTGTGCCTTCAACAACATTTTTGCTGGACATCACATAAGGAACACCATCGATTGTTTCAATGCGTTCATCAACGTCCGCATCGAACCGACGCCTACGTTGAGCTGGTTGTTCTGTAATATATTCACTTGCTTCTGGTGCGTCCATTTCAAAACCACCAGTCAGACGTGAGCCTTGAGTATTTAAATCATCAGAATAAAGTTTGCCATACTGCCTGTAGGCTTGTTGATCAAGTCTGGTTGCACCAGTAACAGGATCGACGTAAATACCACGGGCTGGGTCATAGTCTCCATCGGCCCTACGCACTGGAAGTTGTTGATCTTCTGCGCGTTCCATCCGCACATACTGTGTATCAGCAGCTTGTTCAGGAACAGCACGACTCAGACTGACTCTGCCGCCTCTGGAGATCGGCCCACCAGTGGCTTCCATCACCATGCCTGGCACTTCTGTTGTGCCGGTATTGGTTCGCTCCCTGAATGTTTCGGTATCGACGATGCCGCCCACACCTTCTGCGCTGGCTAAACCTTCTGCGCCATAGGGATCAAAACTTTGTCCGGCAGCGCGGGCAACAAAAGGATTGCGGTCATCGACGATGTACATGTCATCACCGATTTGAACTCTACGTGCCAGCATCTCGGTGTCGTTGTTGGCCAGGTCGCCACGGCCAAAGCTGGCTCTTGCACCTTCAGTGATTTCCTGCTGCATGTTGGTGCCAACACGCCCACGGACTTCACGCAATGTCGAGCCCAGTAATGTCTGGACTTTGTCTTTGGGAACAGCTGGATCAAGCAGCTGTTGGCGCAGAACTTCTTCTTGAGCTGTATCGCCGAGTGATGCTGCTGCATTGATGCGATCAATCGCTTCATTCTTCATCTCAGCAACAAAGCCTGCAGGATCAGGACGCATACCACCAGGTGAACGCCTGGCTCGTTCTGCTGTTTCCAGGTTGGTGTCAGTGAACATATTGCGGCGTGGACGCCCGCCGAGTAATGCTTTCTGCTCTGACTTGGAGAGTTCACGCACGGTGCGGCCATCAGCTGTGGGCAGATCGCGGACATCACCTGTGAGCATGAAAGCAGAACTTGTGCCAGAGCTGCCTTGTGACAATGAACGTTGCAACACCGGATCAGCCAGCTGCCGCTCAGAAAGACCACCGGACATGTCATCAGCCAGAGCGTCTTGCAACGTGGCTTTCTTGGGTCCGACATCACTGCCGGTGTAAGCAAAGTCCTGCATCATCCGTTGTTGACGCGGAGTCAAACCCCTGGCCATGTCAATGGCTGAATCGCTTTGAATTTCCACAACTGGATCAGACTTCTTAAGAAGATCGACCAGGGATGACACTGTGTTGTCAGCTAGACGCTGCGCTTTACGCACCGATGCTTGATTACCAACCTGGTTCGCTGGTGTGGAATCAGTAAAGGCATCAAAATTGAAACCAGACGCTGATTCAGCAACATCAACGGCTGCTTCGCCTAATGCGTAGGTTGGACGTGGATTACTTTGCAGAGAAGCGGCTTTTGCCTCTGCTCCTTTCTCTGCATTGTTAATAACAAAACTCTGAGAGGTTGGATTGACCGTACTGGGATTATTAACTTGATTCTGAACAATCGAGTCTGTGAATTCATTACTTGCTGCAGCTTGAGAGCGGTCAACGCGAACAGCATCAATATCAATGACTTGACTACCAGCATTGGCTGCTGCACTGCCAGCATTGGGTCCTCGACCTGGTTTTGGTCCTTGAGGCCCTGGTCTTGGACCGCTTGGCCCTTCCGAGGTGGGAGGCGAACCGCTTGCCTGCGGTTTCGTTCGGTTTTTAAACCCCTGCAGGCCGCGTCGACCCAGAAGAGCCGCACCACTGAGAACACCAAGTCCCAATAAGCCCGTACCAACGGCTTGAACCGGGTCAAAGTCTGAATTTTGGTCCGCCTTCAGCTGGTTCTGGCGAAAATTCTGGACCATCGGGAATAATTCAGCCCGTTCTTCCGCTGATTGAGGGTATGGAGTGCCTGTTGCTCTGCTGTAGGCCGCATAATCTGCTGCAGTTACCATAATTCCTCTATTTATTGCAGATATTTTTAGATAATCTTATTTTACCGGTTAAAATTTCAAGAAATTAGACTATTAACCAGCTAGATTTCCAAAATCGATGGCATTTGAAGACGATAAGGACCCAGTTGGTCCACCGATCGCCAATTTCAGTGATCGTGACTTTAATAACGCAGAGCGTGGAATTAAATTGTTTGCGATTGCCGATGGTGCAGAGAAATTTGCAGCAGAGGGCCACAGTCCCTTAGAAGTTCAAACCTATATCAACGCAGCGAAGCGTGAATTAGCTGCACAAAATCCAGATACTGGATCAATGAACAAAGCGTTCCAGGTTGTGAATCGATATAAGGCTATGAAGGAAAAAGCAGGGCCAGGTGAGCCGATCTTCAATCCGTAAGATGAAGTGAATTTGGGTTAATTGTTTGGGGTAGAAGGGAACTTTTACCTCAATTTGTGCTGAAAATTTTTATTTTTATTTATAATTTTATATTTTTTTAATTATTAACTCATATATGTGAAAAAGGCTAAAAATTATCCGAGACATCTCACACACGTCATCCGACTGTGATGCCGTATAGAAAAAAAGAAAGGGTGGGATAGGTGTTAATACCTACTGGGCGGGACGGCAGCCAGTCGAGCGATGACTGTGACAATTTGGCCAACTGACACACTAACTGGCACACTAAGTGTCACACTGTGACAGTTGCCGAACTGTCCCCAACACCCCTGCGAAACCCGCAGACAATCCCCTAACCGGCCACCAGCGCCCGTTAAACCCCTGCGAAACCCAGCCGAAATCCCTTCCGGCGCAATGGATCTCAGACTTTTTGCGCCCATTTGGGAAAGATTTCCGCGCTAATAATCGCCGCGTAAGACTGTTATCTACACGATCTAAATGATAATTAAGCGAGAAAGTTGATACGAATTCGTATTACTTTCCGCCGTTAATCATAGATCTAATCGTCAAGCTGGACGTTAAACGTAGCGCCAAACTCTACTCAACTCATCATGGCTTACACCATCAGCACCAAGCAAGCTGTTTACGAATTCAACGTCGCTTTCATCGAAGACAAAGTCTTTACGAAAGAGGACACTGCACCATATGCAGGTGTTGTTTACGTCACCAAGTGGATTCTTAAAGGCTCAGGTTGCAAAGACGCTCATGTCTCCACCAGCACTGACCTGACTTCCGCTTGTAAGTGGATCAAACAGCTCAAAGCTTCCAACAAGTAACCACAGGCGTGACGCTGGAGCCTCGAAGGCTCCGGTTACTTATTGCCTCCAGCAGAGATAGGCACTGCACAACAGGAGATTCCTGTGACATACGTCGAACGCTTATCCGATGATGAGCTATGGACCGCTGCACTCACTCTCGATAGTGAAGGCAACTACGTGTTCGGAGCCGCAGGCAAATTTGTTCTATTGGATCTTGATAGTCATGTGATGTCTTATTACATCAACACTGAAGATCCTCTGCCTGAAGACTTCTATCACCACCCCAGCGATGCTGACTACGAAAACAGCATCTACGACGCTCAACTCGCTTATGAAGTGAGTACATCCAGCTGACCACCAGCGTGATGCCGGGGCCTCGAAGGCCCTGGTCAGCTCTTGCCTCCTGTGGAGATAGGCACCACATCAAACCAGAAACCAACCGTGATCAACCAACGCACGTATTTCGGCTTCGTTGCTACATGCATCGCACTCGTCGGAATAGGCGGTTATGGCTCCGTCCAACTCCTCGACAAAGCCACCGCACACCAGTGCAGCACCCATGACTGGCCTGCTGAGAAGCATGCAATCCATGTCGAGTGGTGCGAGCACAACAACTACCCAACCAACTGATTCGTTCAAGCGAGTGACCAGGTGCAAACCCTGGTCCAGTTATTGCCTCCAGCAGAGATCGGCACTGCACAATTTGATTTACTTCATGAAAGTCCTTTATGAAGCAGTAGCAATCACCTCGGACTATCAAATGATCCGATTTGGACCTCCATTCAAGACAGAGGAAGACGTGTGGTACTGGCTGCACTTTGAATGTGATTGCTGCCCCGAACATCGTTCAATCGAAGTTCTTCCAGTCGTCTGACTGATTCGTACAAGCGAGTGACCAGGTGCAAACCCTGGTCCAGTCCTTGCCCACAGCGGAGATGGGCACCGCACACAACAGGAGAATCCTGTGACCACTACCACTCGCCCCGCACGTTCTGACTGGGACGCCATCCACGTTCCTACTCGTGAAGAGTGCGGCGAGATCGTCTTCTGTCAGATCAAGAATCTGATGGAGGACGGTTACTCCCAAACTCTCACCCGAGAGCACGCAGCAGAGATTGCAAAGTATGCAATCAGGCTGCTCAGCTGATCCGTCAACGCGGTCATCCCCGGTGCAATGCCGGGGTCAGCTTTTGCCTCCAGCAGAGATAGGCACTGCACATTGTATTGCACACTATGAAATGTTTTTCACTTCCAGTTGTTATTCCAACAGCTGTATTTGTTGCAGCAACTGCTATAGCTGCAGCTATTCCTCAACCTGCATGTGCACAACAAGCACAATGCTGGAACGAAATGCATTACTACCAGAAGACGTGGGGTGGCTGCATACCAGTCCAACGCTTTCCAAACGGAAAGACCTTGCATGTCTGTTGCCGCTGACCCACAATTCCATAGTTAACACATAGTCCTGAGCATGACTCTAAACTGCTCACGACTCAACTCAACCGTTAATCATTCCAATGACTCAATCCCCAGCGAGTTACATCAGCGCCATTGCATTCGGTATTGCCATTGGCCTCATCGGTTGTGTAAGCGGTCAACGCTTACTCAACAACCACAACACTGTGCAATGCGCTAACAAGAATGCAACGCACAAGCTTGTTACTTACAGCTCATACCTTGGCGATGCCAAATATTGTATGAACAAGCGTGCTTTTCATTACGGTCCTGCTCACTAATTCCTCACCATGACACCACTCAACCTTCGCAACAAGTTCAGAACAGCAACACATCTGACAGCATCCGGCTTGATGAAAGCCGGTGATGCCGTTGCTGACATGCAGATGCCAGATACAGAATCTTTTGTACTTGGCATCAAGAAAATCCGCCGTAACATAGCTCAGACCATTCAACCCAACGATTGAATCCTTTATGCAAGAAAGTTACACTGAGCGTCACCCAGACAACAACATCAGCATCGAACTACCGATGCATGAAACCATCACGACATACCTACCGAACGGTTATCGGTTTGTCGTGGAAAACACAGGTGATCAAATCATCACTCGTTATTACAATCCCAATGACGAGTGTACCCGTGAAATCACCTGTGACTATAGCGGCGAGGTCCGTTACATCAACTTTCCAACCAAATCAGTTTAATTATTCCTTAATCTTTCCTATTTGTTATGTCCCCGCTCAACGAAACCCAAAAGACCACTTTGCCACTTATCGCACTGTGTGCCGTCGCAACACCGTTCGTCGGCCCAGTAGCACTCCTTGGTGGTCTTGGCATGACTGCATACTACTGCGCCAAATCCAACAAGAACCAATCCGATGACTCAACACACCCTAAGAACTGAGGCCACACATCAATGGGGCAACACTACATTTCGTGTTGGCAATCGTTTTTACAACGTTGACTCGCACAAATCACCAGGCCTACGTAACAAATTAGGCCGCGCACTCATGAAGTTACTACACCTTTAATTCATAGTCCTGAGTATGACTTTAAACTGCTCATGTCAACAGAACGGCATTTACTTAACGTATCCGTTCTGACTTGTTAACTCAACTTAACTCTACTTGTTATGTCCGACCATGCACACCGCATCATGATGCGTCAGCTCAATGCTGACGACAACATGATACACGCAGACGAGCAGTATGTCCACCAGCAGATCCTTGCTGAGCATGCATACCATCAAGAACAGGCTATGCGAGAAGGCATGCCTGAACCTAGTGAGACTCAACGTTCAGTGAGTGATCGATGCTTTAGCAACTGGATTTCATTGCTAAGTAACACAGGATCACATCGATCTCGCTGGTCAGAAGACGATGGTGACCTGCTCGACTATCGTTCGGAGGATGTGATATGAGTGACATGAAACTCCGACTTCTCGATCACACCAGATACAACGTTGAATATGTGGAGGAAGACACCCTCACCATTGTCGTTGCCCTGGTCTCCTGCTTCATCACTATTCTTCTTGACTTGTTATGGCCACCATCACAGAAACAATCTTCGAGTTCAGAGTCCCCAGTGAATACGAAGTTTACAACAAGGGACTCTTTAATTTCATCGAACGTTATCCCAGAACAGGCGCAGCTCGTTACTGGCTCGAACAATACAACTATCTCACAGAGTTCAACGGCAAAGAACCAACAGCAATTCACATCCACCTTGTCTGGCAAGTCTACGTCTCACCTGCAGAAGGTGGCTGTTGGGACGAACGGCGTGAGCCCATCTACAACCACCACGACCACAAAGACGACCAGATCAAAGAGGTCTCAACCATCTGTGTCTACAACAAGAAACAATGCATCAGAGAATGCCTTGCCCTCACCCAACACCATGACCTTGCTTATCAACCAAGAATCGACACCACAGCAGACAACGTCGCCGTCGACGTAACGCTTGACCATGGCTACTGTCAAGCCAAGTACCCTTCTCCTTATTGTTAATTCACCATGAACATTACTGTCCAAACAACAGGTCTTAAACCTGATTCAATGATTTACGATCTCAGACTTGATCGTGATGAATTCAAAGCTTTGTACTTTACTCTTGTAAGGTATCTTGAATCCCAGGATCCTAATGATGAGATTGACTTCCATAATGGCTACAAAATGTTTAAAGATATACACACTAGAAAGACGGCGTATATATTAAGACACCTTGAATTAATAGGTGCCAAAGAATAGATTAACTAACACAGCTATGCCTGGGCAGCACATCGTGCGTAAGTCCCAGGCTTTGTTGTAGTTATTTATATAAGTATTTCTTATGTCCCGCTACTTGTTTTAGCTATGTCAATTCAGTTTCCATTGTATCGACTTCTCTATACCGAGAAGCTTGATCCTCCACATGACCATGTCACCAGATATCACACAATCGAGTGGTATCAAACCGACAAAGAAGCTCAATCAGCTGCCAAACGTTGGAACAAGAACCACAGATACCACACCTCTGGGGTTCAGGCATGGCATGAAGCTGACTTCAAAGCTGAGTACAAACAATTCCAGGACGACTTCGATCCCTCACCCCAGGTCTACGACGACTGGGCATCATGCCCTGACTACGACTCCTGGTTATACGACTGGATCGATGAGCGTAAGTATTACCACTTTGAACCTGCAGCACCACAATCACAACAACTCACCAAACAATCATGAAAGTCTTCATTAATTTCTCCACAGATAACGCTGCGTTCGATCGACCAGATGATTACGCAGAGTTTGAACGCATCATGGAAGAACTCAAGACCACAATTAGCCATAACAACAGTGGTGTTATCCACGATATCAATGGCAACAAGATTGGACTATGGAGTTGGGTTGACTCATGAAATACAAACCCCATTTCGACATGCTTACAGCACGTGAGCAATTAATCGTAGACATGAACTTCATCGTTGAAGACATTACGTATGGCGCACTCAGTCCAAGCGAAATGAATACTTTAACTCGCAAACTTTGTGATGCGGTGTACAAACACTTACCTACACCAACAGTGCCATGTGGCACTGAAATAATTTATTGGCGTTTTGTTGACTTACCTAATTGACCCATGGAAAACAAACCTCACTTCGACAACCTGAGAGCATGCGAGCAACTAATGGAAGACATTGAATCCATCATTGAAAACTTTTGGTATGCGACCTGGCCTGAAGGTCAATTTCTAGAAGATAGAAATGACTTGACCCGCAAGCTTTGCGATGCCGTTTACAAAAACTATCCCACCCCAACACCTGATTGACCCATGATTGAACTCAACGGCTTTTGCACTGATGAACCCTTCACATTTGACGAGGGCATGACAGAGGAAGACTTTAGATCTGAGGTCATCAAGTGTCTCCAAAATCAAAGAGATGATCTTGATACTTTGTTTAATGCATTTGTTCTTATGGCAAATATGGCCGATCTTGACCCCCATGCGCTGTTCCAAGCAGCAAAGCTCATTCAAAGAGACATCTCCACACCTGATTGACCTATGAACCACGAAAACCGTGACACCCTCATCTACAACTACGCAACGCAGGTTGTTGATGACATGGACTTCAAAGATCTCTGCGTTTTTGCAGTCGAGACAATTGAGAAAAACATGGAAAGCTACAGCGATGAAGAAGTCATCACTGAAATCAAGGACCACTATCCACACTTACTTGAGGATTGACCCATGACCTACCGTAGGTCTTATTAAAGGTTTAGGTGATTCCCTTTAATAAGAAAACTTCTTATTAAAGTTTTGCCCGTTACTCCAGTTTAGGAGCAATCGAGCCTCACGATTAATCCAATCAAGTCCTGAGCATGACTTTAAACTGCTTACTACTCAACTCAACTTGTTTCTAACTCATGAAACATTTCAAAGTCGTTTACGAACAGCACCTATGGGTTGATGGCCATGGCTACTCAACCAGCAGGCGTTTTCAAGACATTTACGCCAAAGACATGGACCACGCCCTAGGTAAATGGTCAGTCATGCAGCTTGACAACCAATCACTGATGTTTATCATCGAACAACCCTAATCAATAGTCCTGAGCATGACTATAAACTGCTCACTACTCAACTCAACTTGGTTCTAACTATTGACCCATGACCAAACGACAATTCCCCTTGATGCTCAATGAGGAGCAAGCCGAGTTTGTGCATAACGCTGTCTGCGGTGTCCCCGACGATCAACGCAAGGACGGCGACGAGGAGGTTCTCGGTTACCTACTCGAAGAACTCGACATAATCCTTTGCCGTGTTCAACTCTCTGATCCCTTTGATTGACTTATGGACTACACACTCACAGACAAACAACGCATCCTTATCGTCAACGCATTGAAAAAATACCATGCGTGGCTTGGTATAAGAGCGGAGCAAGCCTTGTACGAGAAAAACCAAGATGAAATCCTTTGGCTCATTGATCTTATTGATCTAAACCAATACATCACGCTATCAGATTCACGACCCACACCTGATTGACCTATGGACTACACACTCACAGAAAGACAATGCGGAATGATCATCAACGCATTAAACATTTATGTCGACAACTGTCCACGTTCATACATACAAGAAGTCGAAACAATCATTGAGCTTCTTGATGACGAAGTTCATGCTCACTACCACGGCATTAAATTCGCCACACTTAACTAACAACAACCATGCCAACTACCAGAGTTTACGTTTGCGTCGATGCTGCTCATCAATCAATTGAACTTCAATCAGACAATGGCACCGACGCAATAGAAGATGCAGGCCTAGAAATTGTCAGTGACATTACTGATGATTGTGCTGGTGATTTCAGTGACATCCTGACACTGGAACAATTGCTATCTTCTGAATCTAACTTCGTTCCTCACGATTAATCTAATGAAATTTTCTGATCTTCACTTCAAACCAATGAAACATACGCGAGCAGGCCAACAAGCCAAGCATAGATTCAGTAATGGTTGGTCGATCTCAATCATTACTGGGTGTGGCTGGATGTATACGTCACCTAACAGTCCTTATGAAGTTGCAGTTATTAAACCAACAGGTGAATTCTTAAACGATGATGTTCTTAGTCATCAAAGCAAAGAAGACATTGATGCTCTTTTGAAAAAGGTAGGTAATATCCCTACTTAATCAATAGTCCTGAGCATGACTTTAAACTGCTCACTACTCAACTCAACTTGTTTCTAGCTATGGGCCTCGACATGTACCTCAAAGGTGTCAAGTACTTTACTACTTGCACCCATGAACACGAAGCTGGTGTTGGCTTCGTCAGTAAGATCAACCCACTCTACCAGTCAATCGCTGAACATTTTGACATCGAATGCGACGATGAGTTAGGCGTTGGTGAAATCCACATGCCAGTCATGTACTGGCGCAAGGCCAACCAAATTCACAAATGGTTTGTTGACAACACTCAAGGTGGTGAAGACAAGAATTGTGAGCCAACTCCTGTCAGCAAAGAACAGCTTCAACAATTGCTTGATGATGTCACCTTTGTGCTCGAGCACAAAGATCCATCAGTGCTGCCAACCCAATCTGGATTTTTCTTTGGCAGCACTGACATTGATGATTACTATTGGGAAGACTTGAACAACACACGTTCAGCTCTAGAAAAACTATTGAAAGCTGATAAGTTTGAAAGCTTCATCTATCAGTCTTCCTGGTAATACCTCTCACGTCCTGAGCATGACTTTAAACTGCTCACTACTCAACTCAACTTGTTTCTAACCATGGGTGAATACTGCTACCGACTGGCTGACAGACAGTCAGTCAAGATGGGTACATGCGCTGACATGTACTACCTCAGATTTGAAGACATGGCTGATGTAGAACCAGAAGAAGGTTCATCGTTTGGCTCACGCTTCCGTCTACCTTGGCCTGATGAAGACCAGTACTTGCCTGGTGACTACTGCGATGGACAAGCACAAGGTGGCTACAGAGAATGCGCTCTTGTTGGTGACAGAATTAATGGCAAACTTCGATTCTTCCAACCAGCACCAGAAGAAATGCGTGAGACAGGTCCTTTCTACAGACTCACTGCTGTTCGCTGGTATGACAATTGTCTTGTCCCTGTTGTCTCTAGCTACATGAAAGAAGATGATAGTCAATTCAATTACATGCAGAGATGGCGTGACACCTGGCCCAATGTCCTGCCATACATTGGCAGCACTGGAGTCAAACTAGAACTCAAAGGCAGGCTGTACATGTACAGCATCATTACCAATGTGACTCATGCATTTACTTATGCATCGTAATTAATCTCACGTCCTGAGCATGACTATAAACTGCTCATGTCAACTCAACTCTACTTGTTATGATCAACAACATCGATGCAATCAAATCCAAGATTGCCAAACTGTTGCGTATGCAGACCTCAGGTAATGCCAACGAGGCTGCCAATGCTGCTGCCAAGGTGCACCAACTCTGTCAAGAGTATGGCCTCTCACCTGATCACATCGATCCCAACGCAGACTCAACAGCACACCAACCCACCCATTGGTTCATGAATTTCATGGGTAAACGTTGCAACGCTGAGCAAACAATGCTGCTAGATGGCATTGTTAAATACTTCAATGGCAAAATAATTCTCAATGATCATGAGGGTCAAAAATGTTGTGAAGTATTTGCCAGTGAAGGCAGACGCATTGAAATCGAGATTTACTTTGAGTATCTCATTGAGACCATGACCAAACAGGCTGATGAAACCAGAGAGGAAAGAGATCCCTACCACGAAGACCCTACCTTCAAACGTAACTTCCGCAAAGGCTTTGCCGAGAAAGTTCAACGCAGGTTAATTGACATGCGTAAAGAAGAACAGATCGAAGCGGAAGACAACAACCACCAGGAAGCACTCGTTGCTCTCAGCCGTGGCAAGCAAGAGTTTACTCGTAATCTAGACTTGCTCAAACGCACCCATCCCAGACTCAAAAAGAGTAGTGGGTGGACTAATTCCCATGGCAATGGTGGCAGCAGCGGCAGAGCTGCTGGCTCACGTGTTGGACTCAACCGCCAAATGGCCAAAGGCAGCTCACGTCAGCTGAAAGGTTACTGATGACATCGTCCTGGACATGACGTTAAACTGTCTACATACTCAACTCAACTTGTTATGACTTCATCAATTGACATGACTTCATCAATTACGACCTATGACATGCTGCTTCTTCTTATTGAACAAGAGAAAGAAGCATACCGAAAACTACTTGGCAATGTTGGATATCCTTTACATGCTGATGACAAGACTCTGTTGTTTGAATTGTTTCTCGATGACAAGTATACAAAGTTTGTCATGAGACTCAGCTATACACCAATGGATGGTGAGTCTGGTAGGCCATATCACAGACTCAAATGCACCATGACACTTAATGGCAAGCCTATCAGTTTAACTGCTCTCAAACTTATCGCTTGCACGGAGAAACTCAATGGCTAAAGATCCTAATGACTTCAACTTCCGCAAAGAAGTTGCTGGCTTCAATATCACTGGTGAGTTCCCTTATGT